TCATCGTTGCCTTCTGTTGATGGGGGCTGACCAGTCGGAGCTATTTTGGGGAGCTTCAAGATACCACCGAGCCACTTTGTCCCATGACCGCTCCGTTATAAACGTATGTTGATTGTCACGGACTTCTTGGGCGTAAGTTGGTTCTTCGAAAATCTTTTTAATCGTGGTCACGTATTCTTCTATAGAACGACAGACCGGAATGTAGCCTTTGAACTCGTGGAAGAAGGGAACGTCTCCTACGATTGTCGGCGTGCCGCTAGCAAGAGCAAGACGGACGGCACCGGACGCTCCATGCACTCGCCAATCGGGATGGTTCCAATATGGAAACAGGTTGATTTTAGCCTGTTTCATGTAGGAGAAAAGAACTTGTTCCGATCTGAAGCCTTTATGTAGCACTACGTTGCTATAGAGACTTCGCTCTTCGAGCTGCTCCATCAACTTTTTGTAATATTCTTCGTGGAACGACATGTAGAACTTAGACATATTGAAGATGCCGATGTAGGCAACTTCTGGGTAGTCTTTGATAAGCGCATCGACGACATCTGGAACAGTTGACCACCCTTTGTATTCAAAGCCAAAGCCGAATTGGAAAAGCATGTTCTGATTGTGGAACGTGGAGTGTTTGATTTCGGTTTCAGTTTGCTGCATACAGCCGTGGGGGATGTAGTGGATCGGTGCGTGGGTGATGCCTTTCTGGCGTAGGAGGTCTCTTGCTGTCTCGCTGTGAACGATGATCTCTTGGCAAGGTGATTCAAAGACGAGCTTATCGACGTGTTCGTAAACCGAGTGCAAGATGACGACGGTCTTGTAGCGAGACGACAAGTAGCCGATCAACATGTTCCAAGACACGGGATTGTGAAAACTGCCGTACTCATGTTGGACGTAGATGATGTCGGGGTTGTATTCTTTGATAGCTCCCAAAATCTTACTGTAGTCGCCCTTCGTTCTATCCCAGCAGCGGACAATGTTTTCTTCCGGTGGGATGTCGTCAGCCTGCTCTGCGAAGATGCAAATGTTTCCGACGAGCTTTGACATTTCTTCTACAAGCATTTTGCAGTAGGTGGACATCCCACAGTTTGTCCCATAGCTAGAAATGATAGCTACTTTTTGGTTAGTTTTCTCTTGCTGTGTCACGACTCGCTGACCTAAAGCAGTTGTGGCTGGACTCGTTGAGGGGCGAGACTTAGAGGTTCCCTGTGCTGCGATTTTATTAAGCATTGCAGCGGAAGTCCCCCTACGGGCAACTTTGCCGTCTACGACTTCGTAGTCTGCTTTTAGAATTTCGGGATCAATGTTTGCTAAGTCATTGTCTAGACGCACGAAGGTTGTGGTGCTGTTGTAAAGCAAGGTCTTGGAAACGACTTCTATTTTCGAACCACGATAGCCAATATACAAAGCAGCTTCTCCTAATTCTTTTGATTTCAAAAGAGAATCTAGGAGCGATGGGCGGGAGTGTCCAACCTACCTATTTTGTAGGGTGAAGGTCCCAAAACTCCTTGAGCCAGCGAGTGACACGGGGACGGTTGTGCGCCATTTGCTCTTTGAACCCACGGTCAAGCCCCATGAAGTCAGAGTCTTGTTTGTAAGGGTCAACATCCTTAGTGGCGAAGTCGTCGAACATCTTCGAGCCTTCAGTAAGGTCGATCCTCGTGTCGCCGACAACTGCGTAGACGTGATCCGAGTTCCCTCGCATCTTACCGCCGAAGAGCTTCACGGCGAACATGGCAGCGAAGATGCAGGCGTTGGTGAGGTCTGCCGGGTTGCTTTCGCCTCGCTCCGTGGAGCGTTCCCACCACTTGTCCAACAGAAACTTCTTCGCCGACTTGATGTTATCCGGCGTCGGTTCGAGGACACGTTTCTCGCCTGCTACGACGACGTATTTGCTTGTGATTTTACGAATGATGCTCATGGCACCTAATCTGTGAAACGACGAAGGGTGGTTCCCCGTAGGAAACCACCCAAGCTTAGACTACGCTTTTAGTTCCTTCTGAAAGAAGCCCCCGTCCTCCGAGGGCGGGGATGAATTTCAGTTAGTTAAAACCTGAAATCAGTGTAATATAGTTCCATGTTTCTAACCTACAACTTCAGAGTCAAAGACGCTTCTACCAAGAACCTTCTGAAGAGAATGGCTTCTGACACAAACTTCGTTTGGAACTTTTCAAACAACATAGTCAAAGACAACTGGCAGAAATCTAGAAAATATACCTCTAAGTATGATTTGAACCCTCTCTTAAAGGGAAGTTCTAAATACCTTAATATAAACTCGCAGACAATCCAAGCTGTAGCTCATGAATGTGTTTTGAGGACACAGAAAGCAAAGAAATAAGTCAGATTCAGAACCGCAAAAAGAAACTTGGGGTGGGTTCCAATAAACGGGCAGACCTTCAAACTCCAAGGCTCAACTCTCATTTATAATAAGAAATACTTCAAACTTTGGAAATCTAGAGACCTGCCTAAAGACGCCCTTATTAAAACAGGATGCTTCTCCCAAAACTCTGAAGGAAAGTGGTTTTGTAATATAACGTTTGAAACTAAGCTTCTAGCTCGGAAAGCCCCCGAAAGGGAAGTCGCTCTAGATCTCGGTTTAAAAACCCTCTACACAACTTCAGACGGTTTAAAGTACGAACTGAGAGTTAATAACACTAAGAAATATGCTTTAAAGCTGGCTAAAGCGCAAAGAGCTAAGAAGAAAAAACAAGTTACTAAGATCCACACCAAAATTAAGAACTCTAGAAAAGACTGGAACCACAAAGAAACCACAAAACTAGCATCGAATTACAACCTTATTTTCGTCGGAGACGTAAGTTCTAAGGCGCTGAAGAAAACTAAGATGGCGAAGTCTGTTTCAGACGTAGCCTGGTTTCAGTTTAAAACTTTCCTGAAGTATAAAGCTATTAAGCACTCAGGAGAGATGCATGAAATTAAAGAAAGATTTTCCACAGTAACTTGCTCGGTTTGCCTGTCGAAGACAGGTCCGAGCGGACTAAGAAACTGTGGAGTAAGAGATTGGATATGCAGCGGTTGTGGCTCTAGCCATGACAGAGATACAAACGCTGCTTCAAACATTCTCCGTTTCGGGCATGAAACGCTTAACTTAAAAGGAATCCCACGGCTAAAGCCGTGGGGAGGATGTCAACGTACCTGGACGTTCAAACATCTGCTTAAGCCTAAGGCTCTCTGCCGTAATGCGGTAGAAAAGTTGATCGGCGTAGGTGCCGTAGGTGGTAGCTGCATACGCTGTGCGGAAGCCTGCGTAAGTCATGCGTTCATAAATACGGTACGCATCTTCGACCTTGAAGTAGGTCACTTCGTTAAGTGCCGTCTCCAAGTTCTCAAGGGAGAGCGTAGCCGTATCTATAGAATCACAAAGAGCCGAGTAGGTGTTTACACAACCTACCGGCGAACGGATGTCGGTGTAGTCAAGGCGAAGTGTCGTAAGCGAGCTTAAAGCTTCAGCACGACGGAACCAACGGGGATCATTCTCAACCGGAGCTTCAGGCGTAGGAGCTGAATCACTCTTCTTAGAAGAGCTACCGCAAGACACTAAAAATGTGAGACAGCACAAAGCTACAAGCCTACGCACGCAACAACTCCGTCAGTTATCCTGTCTGTATAATTTTACCGCAGCACTTTCGGCGGTGAACGCAGCCATAAGTTGTTCTTTGGTCGCTACAGGCGAATGCCGAGGACCGCCAAAGACGTAGGTCTTTCTCTTTTTCTTCTTGGACATAGGCTTGCGGGTCCGGTCAGTGATAGCTCCGGGTGCGGCAGGAACCGATGAAGTAAGATAGAATCGCATAGGAAATACCTCCACGGCAGATAGTGCCATAGTATTCTAATGAATACAAGCTGCATTCTATAAACTGCTTATCATTTCAATAACTTGTACTTAGAAAGGACACGCTCTCTGAGGGAGCCTAAGACACGATTCCACACCGGAAGGTCTTTATCGCCAAGCCGTGCTATCTCTTTTTTGAAGCCTAAGTCTCGGGGCAGGTTCTTGTAAAAATGCTTAGCCTTCGATTGGCTGATCTTATACTGTTTTTTCACTTCTTCGTCTAGCATGATAATTTTTTGGGCACCGGCTTTTTTTGCCATATCAACTAAGGTAGCCAAGAATTTCTTCTCCCAGCCGCCTAAGTGTTTGACCAAGAACTCTTGAAGCTGTTTGGTTTCGTCTACGTTGATGACGGACTTCATAAACGTCTCAAGGCTTTCGGTCATCGACGAGAAGTCTTTTTCCCAACCTACGTAGTCCGACTGCATCTCTTCGACGATCCACATATCTTTCAAAGTGTAGACCCGAGCCCATGCGAAGGTGTGGTCGCCCAAAGGGTGTTGTGAGCCTTTGTACTTCTCAAAGACTGCCGTAAAGAACTTGTTGGCGGCTGGGTCCGCTTCGATCTTGGTAATCATCTCTGGTGTGAAGTTGAGCTGGAACACCTTCTGAGCCGAAGGTAGGATCTTTTGCAGGTTCATCTTCCATTCAGTTTCCGAAAGCCAAAACTTTTCGTCTTTAGGATTGATTTGGCTGATTTCATTCTTGAGATCTTTGACGCTGATTTTGTTGGTCTTCGTAAAAAAGATGCTTTTGAGATTCTCCGCAATCTCAGGGTAAGCCTCTTTGACATCGTTATAGTGGATGACCCTATCGTCAGGTACAGCTTTTAGATCTTGATGGATCATCTCTTTAATAGGGGCAATGACCGTAGCGTTGCCTTTTTTGACGGATATTTTTGCGTTTACTTCGAACACGGTAGTTACCTCGCTAACGGCAAGAGAAGTTGGAGGAGGTCTAGCTTCTCGTCCGATATTACATCTTGCTTAAGAGCAGTTTTGGGATCAATAGCCTTCTTAAACCTTGGCAGTAAACCTTTGTCTGCAAACGCTTGGAGGAGTTCTTTAGAAGATTTCAAAGCTGGGATGGTGAGCAGTCGTTTGATAGTCGCCTTGTTGTATTCACCGATTTGTTCCCGGTGCTCAGCCATACGCTCCAAATAGTCCATTACGACATCTTTTGGATATTTCGATTTACGGTCGAGAAGCTTATTGATCGCAACCGCTTGCACATTGAACTCTTTAACTTCTAGCATCTTCAAAAGCGTCTTCGAGTTCATTAGATCTACGAACTTTGTAACACGGTCGTTCACTTCTCGAATTTCAATCTTTGTAGGGTTTGCGATCCAGCCTGCAAGTTGTTTGATGTTATGGTTAGACGCCTGCGTGAAAACGGAAGCATCGTCGCCAAGCTCATTAAGCAAAGGAGCTATCTTTTCGACTGTCGTAGCTTGCGGAAGTTTTTTGGCGAAGGCTTCCCACTCAGTATCCGTAAGCGAGATATCAACATCTTCTTTCATTGCGATGAGCAGGAGGTCCAACGCAGAGTTGACGTTCACTACATTAAGCCAATCCGACGCATCGACTTGGGTCAGCAGCCTGCTCCTAATAAGGGGTGCTGTAAGCGCCATATCGACGAGGGTCTTAAACTGTTTGCTTTCTGGTCCGTCTGAGATGATCTGGTCGATAATTTCTGGATGCTTGAATATGAGATATGCTTTTTCTTTTTTATAATAGTCGTGGTCTATTAAAGCCTTTGCGTCATGGGTAACTAAATCCTTTTCGGAGATGTCGAAAAGATCAAGCAGATGCTTAAAGTCTTCGTCGTTTCCTTTTAAGTTAATTTCGCTGACAATACTTGCAACTAGCTTAGTTCCTTCGGTCTTAGCATTTAACACTACTTCTTGTTCATCATCGTCGTCTTCGTCGTCGTCTTCCTTAGCTTCGTATCTTCCCTTAGATGGTTTTAGGATGCCTAAAACACGAGGAATAAGAGCCTTAACCCACGAAGCATAACCTGACCTTTTATACAACAGGAAGAAGTTGTAAGCATCGTAGGGGTAATCGTCAGATGCTAGACTTAATTTATCCCAATCTAAATTGAGGCTTTGGATCTCTTCGGGTTTTAAGCCCAACATAACTTTATAAAAGCTGTTGCCACGGTAGTCGTAGAGCGCCTCTTTAAATTCGTCAGGTCCGAGGGACTCCAGAATTTTGCTGAAATCCATCTCATGGGCACTCATGTAGGGAAGAAGACCGCTGATATGTTTCGTCTCCATTCCAGCGAAGATTCTGTAGTCCGTGGCGTCATCACCATTGTTGGAGATGGCATCTTTTAGCTGTGAAACGAAGTCGTCTTTGTCTGCTGCTTCTTGGTAAAACCGAGGGACGAGCAGCGGCTTTTTTCTGTATATTTCGTCTACGATATCGTAGTCAGGATTTAAGATTTCGGGGAGATACTTCTCTCCGACTCTGAGAATATCTCCGAACAGGTCATGCTTACCCGTTGCATTGCTCTTGAAAAACTCGTAGGCAAATGACTTAAAGCGCTCTGGCTTGGGTTTTGTTCTTAGGTAAGCCTTTAAAAGTCTCAGTGCCGTTAATGAGGAGTCGCCTTCCTCAGCGTCATCCAACTGCTTCTTAAAAGCCGGACAAGAGATAAGAGCCTTAGCGACGGCTGGATCTGGCTCGTTAGAAGCAGTCAAGCGATTCACCATGGCTGTGAAAATGTTATCGTAGGACTCGTCTGTTCCAGTCGTCAAAATATCGAGAAGTTCTGTGCTGTAGTCCCTTTCAAGAACATCAACGTCTTTAGAGAGCAAGTCTTCGTCGCCGTGCTCTTTAATGTCATCGAAAATCATTTTTCTCTGCACGTCATCTTTTAAGTCCATGAGGATGGAGAGAAGATTTGGACGGTGCTGATAGAGTGCGAACCTGTTCTCTAATGTAAAGGCTTTGGGTAGCGCCGTCATATAGATGGGAATAAGCTTTTCGTTTTCTCGAAAAAAGTCCACGAAGAAGTCATTATCGTTGATCCCTTCGGCTGCTTCAAGAGCAGTCTCTTTGTCTTTAGCGGCGTACTTAATAAAGACTTTTTTAAGGATGTTCTCAGACATTGATGCTACCTTTGATTGGAAGTTCGTAGCATTCAATCTTCCTCTCAGAGTTCCCCAAAGTGATTATAACGCCTAAGCAATTGTCTAAAGAGCGCCTCGACATTGGTAACGCTTCCGGCATCTACGTTATGTCTCACGATCAAGCCCGAACGTTCTACCCGAAGAGGGACGCCTTCTGTATCCGCATTAGGTCGGCGAACTTTGAATGCCAGCCGCTCGTCCACGCCGACCGCTACAAAAGCATCGACCTATTCACGTTCGCCGACGTAGACTTCGACGACAAAGACTTTGAGCCCTTCACCACGGCGCAAGCCGCAGCTATGGTTGATCTTTTCGAAAAGTTCAAAGACCTCAACCTCGTCGTCCACTGCATGGCTGGTCTGTCGAGATCACCGGCTACCGCTTTGGCTTTCCTCTACTTCAAGCAGGACGTTGAAGGCTTCAGGCAGGCTTCGCTCTACTTCACGATGGCTAACAGCCACGTCTACAGTCTGCTCAAAAACGAGATCGACCGCAGAGCCGAAATTTATACCAATAACGTTATGCCGTAGACTTTCTGGAACCGTAAAATGGCGTCTACGAAATGTGAGGGCAGCCGTTTGAAGGTCTCCACCACCATCATCTTCGGGATCTTACGGTAGTGAGCTTCCGCAATTGCTCCGGCAATGGACGCCTGCGTATCGGCATCTCCACCTAACGAGATCGCAAGCCTTATCGCCGACTCGAAGTCCGTGCTCTCCAAGAAGGCTCTGATTGCTTGCGGAACGGAGCCTTGGCAGGTGGCGTCCATTTTGTATTTCTTACGGATCATGTCGAGCGGCGTCGAGAGGTCGTAGCCGAAGCGAGTTTCTAGTTCTTGCCGCAACTTGTCTTTGCAGTAGCCACCATGAACGCACTTGTTCACCCAAACGGCATAAGCAACAGCTTGAGCCCCCTTAATGCCTTCGGGGTGACTATGTGTGGGGTACGCCGACGCCGCAGCTTCACGTAGAAGGTCGGTCTCTTGGCACTCGCTGTAGGCAACAGGAGAGACCCTCATAGCTGATCCGTTTCCGAACGAGTCGCCGGGCTTGGGGTCGTCCGACATAAACCAAGCTTTGAACGTCTTGCCGTAGCCTGCGTCAGGGTAGCGGCGACACCAATGAAGAAGAGCAAGCTCGTAGTCTTTGTGGTGCATCACGGCTTCAGCAACGGCTAAGGTGCAGACCGTATCGTCGGTGAACTTAGAGAACGGTGTAAAGAGTTTGAAGTCCGTCCGTTTCGTAGGATGAAATTCATAGGTACTTCCAACCATATCGCCAATAAGCGCACCTAGCATAATTTGATCCTAAGCTATGTTAGAAAGCTCTTCTTGTTGAACTACGGGAACGTCAAGCCAGAGGGGTGCGTTTTCTTCATCTAAGAACTGCTGCTGCAAAACCTTATCAGGAACTCGCAACATGCGTCCATTTTGAAGAGAGACCACATGTCCCCTCTCAACGTAACGAAAGACCGGCGTGACTAAGTAGTTTTTACCTTCGATCTTTTTGAGCCAGCCGTTCGTCATTTGACCTCCGTCACATCTTCTAACTGGTAAACTCTTCTCACCCAACCGTTCGACACGTTGTCCATGCCGTACCAAACATGTACTTCCGTACAAGCAGGATCATAGTAAAGACCGTTTACCTTCTGGCATTGGATGCCTACTACGGTTCCGATGCCGTCTACTGTTTTGACTTTACTGAAGATGGGAAGACGCAGGATGTCAACGTGAGGAACATCACCGACTTGGCAGTGTGGATAGCAAGGTAGGTTTTCCATACGTGCCACGGTCTCCAGTAAAAGGTTTCCAATTGGAAATCTCCACGGCGGAGATCCTGACAATCTGGTCAGACCTTACACGGCACGGCGTATGCACGATGTTGTACCAGTCTACGATGAGCGAGATTGTCCCGTTGTCATCTTTACCTAAGTAGCCTCGAAATTCAAGAGCTACGTCAGTGTTTCGGTCATGTTTATAGAGCTGGTGTCTCTCGAACATTTTTCAACTCCCTTCCGCTGAAGCTGCTACCGAGGCAGATTACCTTTGACATCCTCCCCACGGCTAAAGCCGGGGGATTCCTCTTTTAGTAACACCAGCACTATTGATCCGCAACTACCTCACAGTACACAAAGCCAGTAACATATCTTTAATGGAGCCCGAGGTCGGAGTCGAACCGACGACCTTCACATTACAAGTGTGCTGCTCTACCAACTGAGCTACTCGGGCATTTTAAAAAATGGCGGAAACGGTGGGACTCGAACCCACAAGGCTTTTACACCCACTCGCTTTCCATGCGAGCCGACTACCAATTATCACACGTTTCCATAAATAATCATTCTTCACAAATCGCAACTCTGAAAATGGGGTCCTTATGAAACAGAGGAGGACAATCGTCGGATTGATACATATTTTCTACACACCCGATAAACCCCTCGTCCCCTTCTCGATACTCTACTACTTTCTTTTCTCTCAGCATGAACTTTAAAAACTCACAATGCTCAGGTCTTTGAGCGACTACGGAGTAGAGTGCTAATTCTGATTCGTAGATCACTCGGTACATTACGTCTCCATTTGAGCTAACAGCGGCGTTACACGAGCGTTTCTCTCTGCAAAATAAATAGGACTAGGCTGCTTAGCTATCCACTCAACGCACTCTTCTTCCGTATCGAAATCTGCTGCTACGATGTCATCTTGTTCGTCGATTACAAACCAAGCCTTCATCGACTTTTCCGACCGCTCTTTACACTCGTCGTGGTACTTGAACCAAGAATCTGGCGGTCTGCCCACGTTTACATCATCCATAAATCACCTTTGAAAAATGGCGGAGCAAGTCCGATTTGAACGGACGGTACTTTTACATACGGCGGGTTTCAAGTCCGCTGGTTTAAACCGCTCACCCACTACTCCGTTATAAAGCACTTACAAACACCTCTGTAGGTTTCCGTTCTTATCTTGTTGCACATCCCAAACAGAACCGTCGTTTTCGACGATGACCGTAATGCGCCCTTCTACGAAGTCACACGTCATACATTCGTACTTGTTGACGACACGAACGATGTGGTCTCCTGCAAAGGAGAGAACCATCTTTTCGCTGTTACCGTCCCAAGGGTGTCCTACGAGATCTTTCAAAACTTGCATCACTACACTCCGAACTAAAGAATGGCGGTAGCGGAGAGACTTGAACTCTCAAGGCTGTTACACCCGACCGCTTTCGAAACGGCTCCAATACCATTATGGGACGCTACCATATCAATAAAATTCAACCTTTGCACTTTTGCCAAACAACTTTTTGAGTCTCTCTTCCGACGCCTCTTTATCTTCTTCGGACCCCAACCGGGACCTTCGCCGTGGTACCGCTCGTGCTCTTCCAACAAGTCTGCCGCAGCGTAGATCTTGTTACCTAAGTCGTGCCTGATCTTGTCTAATTCCTCAGCCGTGTATACTTCTTGAGCAGACGACCCTAAGCCAATTTGCTTACCATTACCTTGCTCCGCTTCAAGCTCGGCAACAGCCGGTAAGTCTTCTTCGTTATTCATTTTTCAAAGATCCTTAATTGAAGGTAAAAAGAAAGAACCCCGCTTCCTAGTCGGAGAGCGGGGTTCTTATATCGTGCAAACACGCCGTAAGAAGTCACCCGCCCTCGGTCGTCGAGGAGGTTGAGCAGCTACTTGTCGTGGAAACGAAATTCTTCATACGTTGGATAATCTCACAAGCAAAAACGAAACGCAAGCTCACTTAGATACGTAGTGGTAGCCAAGTGCAAAAGTTACTAACAATATGAAGCCCCAAAGGCTACCGAAAAGCAACCACTCTAGCCAACACCAATCTTGGAGACCACGGTGCGTCCACAAGATCTCGACACTCTTCTTCTCAGTCTTCTTATGTTGGATTACGAGGACAGCAGAGCGGGGGACGAAAGTCTTTTCGTCGATCATAATGACTTCTCGGTGCTTGAAGGCGTACTCCATATCGAACTTGCGCCAAACGAGCGGACCTTTTTTGTAGTCGTACCAGTCCGCTTCTTCTTGGATCAGCTTCGTGTAGGTGTTACCTTTGAGGTCTGTGATCTCAAAGGTGTAGACGTTCACCTCTACATGACGCTGCTCAATTACCGTTTCCCACCGCATGGAACGCTCCAAGTCTGTAGAGATCTGTGATGTAGCGCTGGAAGCGTTCGACATCTTTCTCAGTTAATTTACGGTTCTTGAGCCTATCAAGCCTTGCGTTGTCTTTCATGTCAAGGATTTTGATCTTACGGGCAACGGGGCTCTTTTCAATATTTTGCAAATACTCTTCGTGGTCGAGACCATCTCTCTTAGTAAGAGCGTCTACGATTTTGAGTTGGCTCGAAGTCATTCCCAAGTTCTCAAGGTCAGGCAAAGACAAGAAAGTATCTTCGACGGCATCGTGGAGCACTCCGCAGATCATTTCATCTTCGGTGCCGAGCTGTTCCATGACACGCAGCGGATGCCGGATGTAAGCGTTCTTCCCTTTGTCCTCTTGCGTGCCGTGAGCTACGACGGCGATTGCAATCGCTTTCGGAAGCGTCATAGGTCCGTCAAGCAATTTCATAAAGCTTTGCATGAGAACATTTTTGGTTTGTTCGCTTAGAACCGCCATCGTTACTCCTCCTTGAAATACACCTTGTACGTGTTGCCGTTGTTGTCGGCTTTGAATATAAACCAGATCTTCTCTACGGCGTCTGAAATTGGATCGTAGATCTCGGAGACGTAAGGCACCTCCCGAAGATCGTCGCCGTCTTTGTACTCTGCCTTAGAAACTTTAAGGAACCAAGCGTAGGCTTTGTTGTACATCTGACAGCGGGCATTGATGTCGGAAGCTACTTGGTCTGCCCGCTCGCCGACATCTGCCGAACGCTCGAACCATTTCGTAATGGGTATGACGTGGGCATGGTGGCTGTCGCAAGGCGTCAGATCCGGGGAGCCGTCTTCATGGAGTACAGGGATCATAGCCATACTTAACCCTTTCACATTTTGTCGGAAGTGGGCGAGTACGTCGCAGATAGTTTTTGCCGTGGCTTTTTCATAGCGACATCTTAGCAAGAGCTAGTCTACGATGTCTTCTTCAAACTCAATTTAGAAAGGTTTTTCTATGACGATTAGCTACCGCAAACTGGTAATGCAATCAGACCTCAACCCCGGAGGACGCCTCTTCGGTGGAGACTTGCTTCGTTGGGTGGATGAAGCGGCGGCTCTATATGCTTTCTGCCAACTACGCTCCTACAGAGTCGTCACTTTGAAGTTGAGCGAAAGCATTTTCAAAATACCAGTTGAGTTAGGTGACTTCTTGGAGTTTGACTGCACCGTGCTAAAGTTCGGCAAGACGAGCTTGACCATCCATGTGTCGGTCTGCACGAAGATCATCCGCAACATGGACGTAAGGCGGGAAGTATTCGCTACCGACGTGACGTTTGTTTCCATCGACGCCGATGGTACGCCTGTCGCACACGGCTGCACCGAAGTCAGGACGTAAAAAACCCCGCTAACCGATGTCAGCGGGGCTTCGTCAACTAATTACGCAGTAGCAGGTGCGGCTACGCCGAGCTGATTCATTTGCGTTTTCCAAAACGCTTCCCTGACCGGGATGTCATGTTGGTCGGGGATCAGTCCGAGTTCTTCAAGCTTATACCAGTAACCTGATCCCGGCTTCAGGGTGTCAGTCCTGATTATAAGCGAAGACAGCAGATGTTTCCCGGCAGCAGCATCGACTTCCACCATTCGCCCTAGTGCCGTTGCTATCCAAATGCTACGAGGTGAGTGACCTCCTAGCAACTGAGCCAGCTCGTGGTAGTAAAGCGTCTTTTTCTGTTGGTGGAGATTCAGAAGGATCACGGTGAGACGGATAAGCAGAGAGTCGAATTTCTTGCTCATGGCAAGACTCCTTAGGATACTTGGTCTCCGGCATGAAGCTCCGAAATGGAGCTGTATAAGCCGCAGAACATTATGTAGGATGTAGTTACATTGGTAGGAGTTGCAAAGTCAATGGTAATCTTTAAAAGATATCGTTCGGCTCTTAAAAACTATGGTTCAACTATATGAGGCGAGTAGGCTACGTAGCCGTTTTATTCGCTGCTGTTTCAGCAGCTTGCTTCTTCCACCCCATAGTGGTCGGAGGTTTCGGCTACGCCTGCGTAGGATATCTGATCGGATATTATCAAAACCCAGCGTAAAACCCCCGGCTTTAGCCGTGGGGAGGATGTCAATTGTGTATTTCCGAGAACGTCGCCAGTTTTCACGAATGACCTCATTGCAGGTATTCCAGACGAGGTTGACCTGCCCGGCGAATCCCTTCAGCAGGTTTCTTTTGTTTTGATCTTTTAGACGAAACCTGTAGGTCAATATCATGTGGCACCTGTACGCAAGAGTAGCTGTGGAAGCTAGCGCAATTCATCCCCTCCCTACGTCTTACCGCTCGTCTCGGGGAGCCGTCGCGACGAGAGGGAGGGGACTTCTTGCTGGAATAAGTTAAAACCACGCCTGTTCAGAGACCTTTGACGTTGATCTCGAACTCGCCACGCTTCAAGCGGATAATGTTTTCAACTTTGTAATTACGGACCATGACGGGGTTTGCGAGCCCTTGGTGGCTCATCTCTTCGTCTTCCTCTTCACGCTTCGGCGGCAAGAACTCGGCGTAGAGATCTTGAAACTCAGACGGCGAATGACGCCTGCCGTCACCGTCGATGACGTAGACTTCGTATTTAAATGCGTGACAAAGGTTCGGGTAGACTCTGAGGTAAAACTGCTCACGGTCTTTGTGCTTGTAAAGAATAAGCGAGCTGTTGACGGGCAAACAGTAGGTGCGGTCAGCTTGGAAGTCAGCTTCTTTGCCTTCTTTCACGAGACGGTTGTTGACGGCAGCTTCGTAGTTGTTGCCGAGCGACACCGTAGTCATGATGAACTTTTGAGCTTGCTCGACATTGGCAGGCGTTGCCACTTTTGTAAGTCGGCTCTTCTTCAACGCCTTGACGGGCGTAAGAGCCTCAAAGCTAAAGATGCCTTTGATGTCTAGTCCGTAAATTTCGGCAAGCACCTCTTGTTGTGTCATCATTGAGCGTCTAATCCTTTATAATTATGTCGTGGTAGAAACGCAGGAGCTAGACCTGAGTCTCGACCTTACTTCTTTAGCTTTGGAATGCGGCTGAGAATTTCGAAAACCGCAGCAGAGGCTTCTTGCGAAGCTTTCGCAGGGGCGATGGCTTTACGAGTTTTGTAGAGAATACGGATGTAGCCCATTGCATTTTGCCTTTCCGTTTTGTTGATAGGGACTTATCGGCAGTCCGTTTCAAACCTTGAGCAAAATCTCCTAAGTACCAGTAAACCAATTGGTTTTTAAGTACCCGTAATTTACAGCCGTTGCTAATTCTAGTGTCCATTATTCGCTCCAGTCTAAGGCTCTGAAAATGTCTCGGAACTCTGGTGCAAGACCATCGAACCGCTCAGCACCCCGATACTGAAGTAAATTAAGACTCAAAACCTTAGCCATATCTTGTTGATTCAAATAGGCACAGAAGCGGAGAAAGCGCAGCTCTTTATGTGTGAGACGACCATCGCCCCTTAAGACCTCTTGGACTTTTTTTAGTTCGAGCTTGCGCTCAAAGCCAGGAGCATAAAACGCTGCGTGACAACTGTGACAAAGAACAAAATCTAATTCAAGTTGTTCTCTCACATCTAAATTATGCCAAAGGTGAATACCAACACGCTTCTCGAAAACAAAACTACCACCACACTCGTCGTCGCTGTGTCCGTGTCCAAACATTGAATCGTAGAAGCTAAGTGTTCGCATGATGTCTTCTGACTTATTTAATTGGCTCTAGCAAAGCTGCTCCAGGCATTCTCGTAACTTTGCATGGAACTAACGCCGTAACACGTTTGATGACATCTTGAGCACGCTCAGGATGCTCACGTTCACGTCCTTTAAGACGCACCGTGATTTTCACTTTGTCGCCACGCTCAAGAAATTTCTTGATGTGGTTTACTTTCGTTTCAAGATCGTGGTCAGCGATGTTGACTTTGAATTGAACTTCTTTCAGCTCCGAAACGACTTGCTTCTTTTTCTCTTTCCGCTTTTCGTACTCAAGTTTTTTCAAATCGAGAATACGAACGACGAACGGAACAGACTTGTCGCTTACAATCACAAGATCGAGACCTTGATCTTCAGCAAGCCTAAGTGCAACGTCGGTTGACACTACTTCGTTGGTATCGTTACTGATGAGACGGACTTTAGGAACATTACGGGCTTGCTGTCTTGTGAGAACTTCCAAAAAATTACACCTCTTATTGTTTGTATGCCGCAAAGACCGCCGTGACCTCTGCTGACCAATCTGCTAACTTGTCACCACTGTTGCGGTGGACAAGTTCTAGTAGTGGATAAAAATCTTTTCCGGGATTACCCGTTGTGGCGTTGATGACGATAGCGGAAAGAAGCACGCCCCTGAGGTCTGCCGAAATTCGAGAGCACGCACCTAAGATCCGCCAAAGCTCAAAGCTCTCGGCGGGCAAGCTGACGACGGCTCCAACCGGACTATAGTGCGTCACACTCTTTTTCACCGCCATGTATTCAAGATAGCCGTACACTTTAATCACCTTGAGGGGATCAAGCTTGGGGTCAATCTCAAAGCGAGACAGACATGACTCCGTAGTCAAATCCATAAAAAAGCCTCCACATGCGGAATGGGGAGGAGAGTATCACGAATATTGACTATGGTAAATGTCTAAAAATCCTGTAGTGTTGTGTGGTTGCGGGAGCGTGAGTCGAACACGCCGAGCTTTAGGTTATGAGCCTAACGAGCCTCCCTTGCTCCATTCCCGCTGAAACCTAATCTACACCAGATCTTCGTGGAGTCAAGACAACGCAACAAAAAAGGCGCTCCGTGAAGAGCGCCTTTTTAAGTCAGAGACCCAAGCTTAGTTCGAGTCGTTGCCGTCTGGATCGACTGGCTTAGCGACGAGCGTGGTGTACGTCTGACCGTCGTCGCCAGTGATAAAGGCGAAGGTGTAAGTCGTCACAGTCTCATTACACTCAGTCAGCGGTTCGTCGCTCCACGTAGGAACGAGCGAGCCGCGAGCGGTGCCCAGCGTACCTGCGGTACGGTAGCCAACGGAGAGGTTCGGCGAGTAGTCGGCGTCGTTCGTCTGAAGGCGGTAGAGTACCGATGTGTACTGCTGAACCCGCGTAACTTGCGCGAAGTCACCGACTCCCCACTCACTGGTGACGATCATCGTTTGCGGGAGAAGGTTCTCGACGCAGACTTGGGCAAAGCGAGCTTCTTGGTCACCGTCGTCGCGTGTCTCAGCAACTTTCGTTGCGGCGAACGCGGGCACGGCAAGGAGGACTGCGGCTACTGAAAGAAGAAGGCGTTTCATGGGGGAACCTTTCAAAAGGGGGATTGGATAAGTCCCACCGTAGACCACGCATTAGAGACGGGCAAGAATTTTTCGATAAAAATGGTAGCTATCATTTAGGAGAACTAAAGGTGTGCAAAAGGAGGACAGCTCAAAGGAGGACAGCTTAAAACTTGTGCGACTCCGCTACGGCTAAAGCGTCTACGCGGTCGTTGTCAGGATCGCCCGAATGCCCTTTGACCCACCGCCAAGAGACGTTGTGGTGCTCGACGAGCTTGTCTAATACAAGCCACAGGTCTTGATTCTTGACATCACCCGTGCTGCTTTTCCAACCTTTTTTCTTCCAGCCAACGATCCAACCCTTGACGAAGGCGTCCATAACGTATTTCGAGTCAGTGATGACTTCGACTTCGACGGGCTCTTTGAGCGCTTCAAGACCTCTGATGACGGCGACAAGCTCCATCCTATTGTTGGTGGTAGCTGGATCTCCACCTTGGAGTATTTTCTCGACGCCGTTGTACCGAAGGATGGTCGCCCATCCCCCAGGTCCGGGGTTTTTGCGGCAAGCGCCGTCCGTAATCATCGTGATCTTTTTCACTGTGAACTCGCTACTTGAAGTAACTGGCGACTTATTGCATTATTTATCTATGACTCAAACGGATACATTCAGCCAGCTTTTCCATGGAGATTGCCTTTCGATAATGAAGGCTTTACCTGATGGTTCCGTAGACCTTATCTTAGCCGATTTGCCTTACGGCACCACGGAACTTAGTTGGGACTCGATCATTCCGCTTGAAGCCTTGTGGGCAGAATATTGGAGAGTTCTTAAACCTAAAAATGCCGTTGTTCTTTTTGGCTGCGAGCCGTTCTCGTCGCTTCTGCGAATGTCGCAGATCAAAGCTTACCGCTACGATTTCGTGTGGGTAAAGAATGGTGTTACTGGCTTTCCTAACGCGAAACACCGACCTTTAAAACAGTCGGAGCGGATTTCTGTATTTAGTAAAGGTCTCGCAAGACCAAACGCAGGGGATAAAGCGATGCCCTATAACCCTCAAGGTCTGACGACTATTCAAAAGACTGTGAAGAACTCGAACGTCGAGCGTTCGACTTGGTGTACGCGCCCGAACCATCGACCACCGTCATACACTCAGACGCAGACGGGTTACCCTAGAGATGTTCTTTTCTACAACCGTGAGACGGGACTACATCCCACACAAAAACCTGTTCTGCTGCTCGAATACCTAATAAAAACCTACAGCAGTCAAAGTGAAGTAGTTCTTGACAACTGCATGGGGAGCGGTAGCGCTGGGGTAGCTGCTCATAATACGGGCAGATCTTTTGTCGGCATTGAGCAGGACGAAACGTACTTCAAACTTGCATCAGACCGTATCCGAGAGAACCATCTTAGACGGTCTGCTTAGCATCGCTTTGCGACTCTTCAAGAAATCGCGACCGCTGAACAAGGACAAACTGATGTTGCTGTCGTGCATCATGTCCTCGGCTGAGGTCGCTGCAACGACCTTGGTCGTCGTCTTGGCAAAAAGGAATAGAACAGCTTTGAAGGCTTCCCCTTTGCGTGTTTCGACAACTATAAACCCTGAAGTTTTGGTCCCGTAGCCACCTTGCGGGACCGATCTACCTTTCCCTTTTATGACCTTTACGGCATCGATGTTGGTCTCAGTAAAGACAACACGCACATCGTGTGGAATCGAGGGGTCTTTGCTGGTCGCGTTCGTGATAAGGAGATGCGAGAAAAGTTTTGTCACTGCGCCTCTTGCGCGTGGTGATGTGGCTATCACAGCACGCTCACGCAAATCTTTGAGGTGCTTTTTAGAAAATTCTCGAACGGAAGCAGTCACATCGCGCTTTTGCTCAACGTTCCGCGCCGTCTTGATGGCGGCGCTCTTCACGCGTCTCGCGATGTTGTCCGTCCCTAAGGGTTCAAGTCTACTGATAAAGGGCAGTTCATGACCTGGCATATCAACCTCCATCATTAAGGTATCTTAGATAACGCCGAACTCTCTCTGCGTCTGCATACAGGTGAATTTCCGTGTTGTCGGTGAAACCACAAAAACGCCCCCCAAGACCTTGCATCTCAGTGTCGAGGTTCACACCCGAGTCAAAACCACCCCAAACTTTGTCTTTTTCAGGAAGGTTGACACCCACCCGTAGAAATCCTAAAATGACCACAAGACACGGCTTTTCAACCTTTACCAACCAATCCTTCATAGGATAGTCTTTTTGACGGTGTTGGTCATAGATGACAACGTCAAAAGCTTTCCCGAACTTCTTAAGACAGTGCTTCTTAATCGCCGCAGCTTGTCTACCGTTACCGACTCTCAAATATGAGATGAACCTTTTCTTCGTGAAGATCGAAGCAAAGTGGTCTAGGAACGTAACGCCGACAGAAGTGATCGTCACAGGCTTATAGGCTTGTTTGCCCCGTATTTTACCACCACCCCTGAGAGCGGGGCTTCCTCCTGTGTCAGTTAATTGGAGTCGATCTATGCCGTAGTAGCCCTCGAAGTCAAGTACCTCTTTAGGGATACTTAAAGTGAGAAAGTGGTTCGCCGCAATTTCGCTTCCCTCGACCGCAAAAGCTGTGGCGCTCATAACTATGATGAAGCACCCTGGATCAGACATTGCTTCTGAAAATACGTTCCGACTAACTAGACTTCCAGATTCAGATCCAAAGTGGATCTCATCTACGATAAGGAGAGAAAGCATCGTGCTTTCCGAATTGTGAAGTCCTGCCTTAGTCTTGGGTAGGTAAGCGTCGGGGTTTATCTCACAGATTTTTATCTTGTCGCTATCCTTATTCTCTTTGTTCTGAAGCGTGCTCACGAAATGAGCGCTGATTTCACCAAGCATTAGCTCGTACTCAGGGGGGAGTTTGACAGTAGGCAGAAACTTTAACCAGAAAAGAACGGCACGAGCGAAGTCTGCTTTTCCGGCTTGAAACGGGAACGGAATTAAAACCCCTTTCAAGCGCGCCTTGTCATAAAAGCAAGCGACATAGATGTCAATGACAATAAGCGCAGCAACAAGCGCCTGGCGAAAAAGAAAGGAGCGGGTGCCGTCAACTCCTACTATGCTCAACCCACGCTTGTCAAGCTCGACCGCGCCGCTCTTCAAAGTTAGATCAATCAGGGCACTGCTACGAGAGCTGCAATAGAAGTCCACACCTTTGAAACGATTGCTCTTTTTTAGCTTCTCAATCCACTGCCTGTAGCAAATCGGCAGGGTATACGCCGCGATTTTTGCCTTACTGACCTCTTTCGTTACAGCCATTGCGCTGCTTTTCTTTGTAGTAGACGCCGCTCGTACCATGTTCGTACCTCTCAGCTTGAGATGTTCATTTACAGAGCACCTATATGGCTCCAACCGCTATCGTTGGCAAGGAGAATCATCAGACCTGGGAGATGTAGGACATGAGCTTGTGTCAGGCTGATCAGCGATGGCGAGCGCCGTAGACTTCAGCTCTGTGAACGACAGAGGATCATCTGAGAAGATGTCGTCGCCTTTATCGACTTCGTTGCCGTAGACGAAAGCCCGATAAACCTTGTAATTTTCATGATCTAACTGCGTCTGAAGCCATGCTTTGTATTTCTTGACCGAAGCGTCTGACGCTGAAGGCAGCCACCAAGTCCGCGAACGTACTGCTGAATGACCTTCGGAGGCAGCATAAGCTTTTCAGCTTTGGCTTGGACTTTGGTGACATAACGCATGGTTGACCGTAATCATTGTGATCTTTTTCACCATAGAAGGTTCCTACAAGATTCATGACTAGAGGTCAACGATGCGTTATGTGAATTTAGTCGAAGCTAAGCTTAAAGGCTTTAAAGACAATAAAGTCGGTAAAGCGCTGACTGGCACAAAGTCTAAAGAAAAACTAACGATCCATTGGGAGTTCTTTGACCTCGACCGAGACGAGTTCTTCTATGGGTGTGAACTGAACATGGTAGTCAAAAATTCAACACGTATCGAAGTAGGTAGAGCCTATTTTAAATTCGATCAGGATGGGGACGAGCTTGTACCCTTTGACACTTACGATACAGCGGTTGAAGTAGATGAGAAATATAGACGACTTGGCATAGCGAACAAAATGTACGAGCTAGCTGAGAAGCTCACGTCCAAAAACCTCGTAGGTGGAGGTGAGCAATCAAAAGACGCGAGCGCCCTATGGTCACAGAAAAATCGACCTTGGGGGAAGGGGTCCTATAAATGAGCCTCAAAAATACGATATCAGAACGCTACCACATCGTAGCCACAGGCGATTATCGCGGCGAGCATGAAGCGCCCGATCGCGACGGCAGCGCTCCTATGCATAAGCTAGACGGGACATACCCCGACGATATCTATTCGGTGGAGGGTGCTCGCATGTACGGCGACAGCGGCGGCGACAGCCGTGACGTTCAATCGGTATCCGTCATCATAGGCGTCAAAGGTAGACCGAATGCAGGTGTCAAAGTTTACCGAGCTGTCCCCAATATCCTCTCAAGAGATGGGCAGATCTCAGCACTGCAAGAGCAGAAGCGCTACATCCTGAAGCACGGCAAGGTACCTAAAGGCGTCGTCACCAGTTTGAACTCTAGTCGCTACTACGAGAAACTCATTGATGACATTGCCGCTCTAGAGGCTCAACCTTCGACGCCCGACGCAGAGAAGATCAAGCTAAACAAAGGAGATTGGGTCACCATTAACCGTGCCTACGCCGTTGAACACGGCGAAAGCAACCTCAACAACAGATACAAGATCCTGACAAAGACCGTCAAAGCCTCGCAGCTTTTCACGGACGGCAACAGTATTCATGAGTGGGGATTTGATCCATGACTCGTTTTTGCCAACTTGTTGCAGAAGCTACAGCATCAGTGTCCGACCGCACGGTTCTAAAGCATTGGAATGAGACCTACCAAGATGACGAACTTGACCAAGATGAAGGTCCTGGCGAGTTGAAGCCAAAAGGTCTAAAGGATTTGAAAGGTTTCAAAAAATGGGAGTTGATCGACGTGCCTCTCTCGAAGATCAAACCGCACCACAACATGCCTGAAGATGACCGCGTAGATACATACACACAGATGAAGGAATCTGGAGGCACTGACTTTCCAGCGATCATTCTCATCCCTAAAGGCACGAAGTACGAAACGCTCGACGGCGTTCATCGCTATTGGGCTGCGCGCAAAAGTGGTGCTAAGACGATGAAAGCTTACGTTCCCTTGACTTAAGTCCAAGCGGCGAAGACACGCAAGAAGCCTAAGACGCAGCAGGACGGCATGGATGGGATTTGATCCATGAATCGGAAAGAAGACTTCTTCTCGCCGAGAAAAAAGGCTATTAAGGTTGCTAACTACAACCCAAAACTTTCAAACGGCAGGACTATAATGGCAAGCGTTCGCATCTCGTGTCTTCGACGTGAAGAGTTGGTAATGAGAGCGGTAAAATCTGCTGCGAAAACGCTAGGTGAGTGCTTCCACGCGGAAGATAAGGCTCTGGTTTACTTTCAAGGAAGTAAGATTCGTATAGCTGCACGCTTTGCCTCACGCGGTGCCAAAGGCATACATTGGTTTGGCATAAGTGCGCGAGATCTTGAAATAATAAACGATTCAGGGTACTTGCTTTTTGTGTGTGGGGAAAACGCCTATCTTTTAGAGGCGCTAAAAGCCGTGGCGGCTAGTGCAGCGTGCCCCCCGTCTAAGAATCATTTTAACTTAAAGCTTCATGTGGCTGATAACATTGCCTATATACGTCTTAAGGATCGCACGGCTATTATGCCGTTGCGCGTTTAAGTCGAATTCAAAGAGCTTGACATCTAGGCTCTCGTTACCGTATCTTGCGGTTGCCTAAATTTTAGGCAGTGCAAGTGATCGTAACATGGGAGGTACTAGTTCATGGCTAAGGCTAAGGCTAAGAATCTGAAGGTTTTTGCGTTTCCTGCTGAAGCATTTTCCCAGTTTATAAACCCTAAGTCACCAGGAAGTTTAATAATCTCAGCCTTCTACACCCCGGTCTCGTCTTTAAGTATCCTACCTGCGGATAACAACCCCCGACCAGGATTCGTACCAAGCCCTAACGTCCGCAGGGAGGTTCTAGCTACCGTCTCCGAAACTCCTGATTCCGCCCCACTAGCAGCCATGAATCGCGGGCTACTTGCTCAGGCGGAGAGTGTCGAATACCGAGCAAAGGATCGTACAGTTCTCATCACTTTCGATTTAAGTGAAATCAAGTGTGGTTTCCAGGGTTTGTGTGATGGCAACACGACGCAAACCACGATTGCGCAAGCCCTCGCTAAGGGCGTCGTTAACCCTGATCAATACATCCGCATTGAGGTTTTGACGGGTGCTTCCGCTCTTATCGCTGAGAGGACGGCTCTGGCTCGTAACAACAGCTTGGCTGTCAACGCTTTGACTGTGCGCACCTACACGGGGGTCCATGACTCTTTGAGGAGCCTGTTAGTGCTTTGCCCTGACAACGTCGTCTTCTCTCAAGGAGATGAAGCCTCTCACCGCAAGAACCACGTTGACGCCGGCAACGTCGTCCAACTTCTCTGTCTTGCCCATCCACTTCTCGTGCGTGGGGGGGATATGAATAAAGCGAAAAGCCTTTATGTTGGCATGTCGCCAGCGTATAAGCTTCTTGAAGGGCAAGCCAGCAAGTTCGACATGTACGAACCTGAGATTGTGCAAGAAATCTTAGGGCTATACGACAGCGTTCATGCAATCTTGGGACCTAAGCCTCGCCAAGTAAAGTCGGCAGGAGACAACGGCAGCATTTGGAAAGGGTCCTACAGCCCTCTTTTCTCTCGCAACGAGATCGTAGGGCACCGTCTCGGCAAGGGCTTCGCTTTTCCGCTGTTCTTTGCCCTGACCTCCGCTTTGACTGTTGTAGATGGGAAAGTGGTTTGGAACATCCCCCTTGAGGATGTTCTAAACCTGTGCAAACGCAAGCGCGACTCGCTCGTCAACTATTTCCAGAAGTACGACAACGACACTTTTGGGAAGGATGTGGCGCAGTGGAACATGGTTCACAGCTTGGTTTGGGGCACCGCAAGCGCTTCTAATAGTTTGGTAGCGGTGTGAGTCATCGCGAACTGGTTAAGGGCTTCAAAACAGCGGTCGCTCAAGCGATTGTGAATGAGATACCAGAGCACAAGGTATTTGTGCAGCCCTGTATAGGCTCATACGACGTTTTGAGCCTTAAGCCTCCCTCGCTTAGGGAGATTGTCAGCGACACAAATCTCCACGCCGCACATTTCTTTCGTGATTTGAGAGACAATACGTCTATAGCTAGAGAGCTACGCAGACACGGCTTTGATAGCCTTGCGTTTGATGCTTCTAAGATACCAATTGACAAAGTCTGTAGGGCAGCTTTGGATCTGCGTGATCCTTACCCCTTCGCGGCGAGGCTCAAGCTTTGCCAATTTGTCCACAACAGAAGTGAGAGTGTTCTTATCGACGCACATGTTCTTGATGAACATTGCGTCCTCTATCTCGATCTTCGTTTCACTCCTCTGGAGATTGATTTCAGCGGGCGTGCCAAAGCTTCCATCATCGTTCGCTCTGACTTTATAAGAAAGTACAAAGGTTTGCGAACTTGCACCGTAGGCAAAGAGCACCTTTATTTCAATTTTTAGCGTCTCCGCCATAAGGGCGATCCCGTATTGGAAAGTTTCCATAAATGTTGAAGACGGTGCTACCTACCTGGGGATCTAAGAGCGGCATTGCTTCACAAATTATTGCCATGCTTCCACCCCACGATCTTTACATTGAAATTTTTGCTGGATCGCTGTCTGTCCTTCTAAATAAGCCTCTAAGCAAACATGAGATTGTCTACGATCTTAGCCCTGAAATTATTAACTTCTGGCGTATAGTGAAGAACAGCCCTAATGAATTGGCGGAAGCAATATGGCTAACTCCTTACGGGGCTCCAATCCAAGCGTTATCGGATGCCCATCAAGCTGCTGCTTTTTGTGCCTCCCAAAAGATGGGCTACAGCGGTCACACAAAGAAAAAATTCAGCCTTACTTTAGATACGTCACAAAGCACCACTTCAAAGGCTGAAGTGTGGGCAAACTGGTTTAAAAGAATTGCCCCAGCAAGTAGGCGCGTCTCAAACGTCACGATGGTTCTCGGAGACGGGCTCTCAGCGCTTGCAAAGTACGGCTGGAACAAAGACGCAGTCATCTACGCAGATCCTCCCTACTTCGGGCACGAACATGAGTACCAATATGGAATTGGGGTTGAGTATACTGACTTCGTCAAGAAGATGGCTTTATGCAAAGCTAGGATCATAGTCTCTGAGAGAGAACAAGCACTTCAATTCTACAAGAATTGGTACGTCACAGAGACGGTAAATCTACGCAGTAGAACTAAGAGGGCAGAGTTCCTCCTCACAAACTTCCCCAGCATTGGGACTAGAATTTAAGAGGATCTCGAAGGCTCGCCGCGCTTGGAGCGGTACCACTGAATTCCCAAGGGACTTAATTCTGTCCACTTGATTGGGTACCCCATTAACCACTCGCACCAATTTGGGTTCAATTTCCCACGACAAAATGGTTGCACCTCCGAGCCAGGATTCAAGATCTTCCCCTCCTCGACGATCTGAACGTAGCGACCTAGACTTAAGCTGGTCGTGTGCCCCGTCTGGGTTTCCCGCCGAATGGAGCCTACCTTCGTCACTACATAGCGATCCTTTGCCCCGAGCACCGCCGCTGCCGTAGCGTCTGTCGTTGTTAAGGTGGGCAAGCATAAACCAACGTTTCCTCGGGTGAGGAGCGCCAACGGCTCCAGCCGATATAACGAGCCACCTACAATCATACCGAAGTTTGGCAATCTCTCCTGTAACTTCAAGTAGTCCGTTTTTGGTAATGTTGGACACGTTTTCCAAGAAGACGAAGCTAGGTCGTAGATCATCAATAAGCCTAACGACTTCGTAGAAAAGACCGCTGCGCTGTCCTGCCAAGCCATGTTGACTTCCATGGCTTGAAATGTCCTGGCATGGAAATCCCCCCGTGATGAGATCAATAGAGGACTCAAAGTGATCTTTTGACAAGGTTCGGACATCTCCCCAGATAGGGGCAAGATCAAGGTAACCGTCGTGCATTCTGGAGAGTAAGACACTCTGGCAAAATTTATTGTTTTCACAATATGCGATTGTTCTGGCGTAGCCTCTGAGGGAGAGGGACAAGCCCCCAATTCCGCTAAAAAGATCCAAGGCATTTAGCATCTACTTTGTGTTTCCAGTGTTTCCAGTTATTCACTAACATTAAATCACAGCGTCAACTTGAAATAAAGACATAATGGAAGACACGCAAGACTTCAAAGGACTTCATTTTGAAGAACGACGAGACCTAACAATCAACTCGTCGAAGAGCTGCTGCCAGTTGGAGCCGTCCGTCTTCGCTTCGTTCAAGTCCGAGTTCATGATGGTGTGCTCGTAGGGATCGTCAGGATGCATGAGACCTACGGCGCAGTGACCCATCTCGTGGTAGAGCACTTTCCGCTTCTGCCACTTGTTCCCCGTCCGCCAAAACTCAGCATTGAGAAAGATCTCGTGCGTCCACATATTGCAATAGGCGTGGGCTTTGCGGCATTGCTGATTCACTACATCGTCAACGTCGGGCATGTCGTCGGAGAGCCTGATGGTGACGGGGGCTTTAGAGATGAACAGACGAAAGTCCGTCAGCTCCTCAGAGAGGTCTAAGGACAACATCAGCGCTGCTACAAACAACAAAGGAGCCATGCAGAGAATCTGCGCGGCTCATTGGCTGACCAGCCAGTTTAGTCTTCGACAGGCAGCTTCATGAACTCGATGCGGTCAGTGATCCCTAGCTCCCACAGCATGGTGCGGATGTAGCCGAGGTCTAGCTTGTCGTCACCGAGCTTGTGGCGAATCGCCATAATGTCGGCTTTGTCTTTGTAGCGCATAGAGCCAAGCTTCGTCAGGATCAAGTCTTCCGCTGAGACGATCTTGACGCTTTGACCTAAAAGGGAAGTTGACTTCGCTCTCTTTAGCATCGACGCCGTAAACGTTGCGTCTTTGTAGCCGATGAAATCAACTTCACGCCCGCGATACTCCATCTTGTAGATGACGCGGTTTGGCTTGACGTAGGGCAGCTCTTCCTTCAAGACGAAGCCAAGCTTCTTGAAGTGGTCAGCGAGCTTGTCTAGGTCTGCGGCAGCTACCACGAAGTCCAAGTCTTCGGTGGCACGCGGCTTAGCGTGGACAGAGATCGCAAGACCACCAGCAAGCACTGCGTCCTGAGACGAAAGCTCTTTCAAGACGAGGTTCAAGAACTCGCCAAGCTGCATTCGGTTAGGGGCAGCGAAGATGGCTTCTAGTTCTAAGGCATCGGCGACGGCTTGTTGTTCTGGTTGTTTGACGGTCATAGATTCCCTATCGGCTCATCCCTGAAATTCTTTAGACTATAATCTATAACCCCTAGGTTTGCCTACGGGTTTCTACCTACTACTGGGACTTCCCAGAACAAACGTATTGATAGGGGCGCGGAGCCCTCGGGCAGCCACCTCGGGAGGGTCTTATGCGAGTCTGGTCCTTGGTTATGTTCGTCGTCGCCTGCGTCATGTTCTACCTGACGTTAATCGGCAAGCTGCCCGTCTGATTTCACTCAGCCTAAATTTGGACTCGGTGACATTGTGTTGACATTATAGGATGTTGCTGAGCGTGAGGCTCAAGAACTTCGTTGTCGCCAGTCTCGAAAGGTGGCGTGGTCGTAGCGACCTTACACTCAAGAAGAACCCGTTCGAGGTCTTCCTCAGTTTCCAACTTGAAGAACCGATCGCCGGTTATCTTGTAGACCTTATCCCAGTCGATTTCCCGTAGCTGATACCTGCGTGGGACATCGTTTGGCACAGACATGTAGACGAATTCGGCGATGTCGAACGGCTTCTGAATGTTGGGTACAATAATACCTAGCCAGGCAAATCGTTTGATGGTTTTCAGTTTATCAGCGTCTTTCTTTTGAACTTCCTTAAAAGCTTCCATGCCGAAAATTGGTTTGTAATGATGAATACCGTTGTACTCTAACACTATGTAGTAGTCCCCAACCTTAATTACAGAATCGAATTCCCGCTCTCTGTTTCTATCTTTAACAGCTAGCGCCCCGACGAGCGTTGAAAGAGCGATTGTTGCTACAAGCTCTGGTCGAGTAGTGGACCTGTTGCGCTTCATATGCGAGCAAATATCATTTAGAATACCAAGCTTACAAGCGGCGCTATATTTGCCGGGACTACCTTCTTTGAAGGCTAATCTTGTCTCATATTTCAAGGCTTCAGCTTGAAGTGACTCTAAAGTGTGTTCCTTGTAACGAACAATCATATGCGAGCAAATATCAGGTATAATACCACGCTTATGAGCGCTATAATATTCGCTGCGGCTACCTTCTTTGAAGGCTGCCATTGTCTCATATTTCAAGGCTTCAGCTTGAAGTGACTCTAAAGTGTGTACCTTGTGCTGAGCAATCATATGCGAGCAAATATCATTTAGAATACCAAGCCTCCGAGCGGCGCTATATTCGGCGGGACTACCTCCTTGGAAGGCTGCCCTTGTCTCATATTTCAAGGCTTCAGCTTGAAGCGACTCTAAAGTGTGTTCCTTACGCTGAGCAATCATATGCGAGCAAATATCGTCTAGAATACCAAGCCTCCGAGCGGTACTATATTCGGCGGGACTACCTTTCGAGAAGCCTATCCTTGTCTCATATTTCAAGGCTTCAGCTTGAAGTGACTCTAAAGTGTGTTGTTTATTTGCCACTAATGCGCTCCATAGGATTTCTTAAAATAATGAAGCGGTGAGAGCTGGTTGTCAAATTTGAAGAACTTGGAACACCAAATTAAAAGTTTGGTGCCCTCAAAATAAAATCAGGCAACAGTTGCCGTATACTTTTGTATTTTTTGAGATTGGCGACCCTGGCAGGAATCCAACCTGCACGAAGGCGTTAGAAGCGCCTGATGCTATGCATTACATCACAGAGTCAATTGTTTGCTGAAGAGAGGGGAGTGCGAACGTAAGATGCAAACGCGGAAGGTTACACCCGCCTGCGTTTTGCCTTAGAGAAAGATCTTGAAGATGTAGAGAGAAAGAACATAGTAGTACCTAGATATTCACGTATACAATTTAGTATATTGTCTTCTGGAAAAAAATGTCAAAGGGAAATTTCATGGATTATCCAATAGCCACCGTCCGCGAGATCAACGGAGAACTTTTTCTCGACGATCCTACGGCGCTTGCCGTCATCAAAGCCACCAGCCGCGCCGCTTGCCGTAAGACGTTTGAGATGCAAAGAGACCGCGTAGAGCACTTCGTCACTCGCACCAGTGCGCTCAACCTTTCGACGGAAGATGTTGTCATCGTTTTAGCCAACGCCGATGACCCTAACGGCAAACAGCTCGCCGAAGCCCTCATGCCGAACCACGATTGGCAAGCTTACCGCAACCTAGGCGAGCTTCCCTTTGCTCGCGGGCTTGCTGAGAGGGAAGGCATCCAGTGGTTCATAGAGGATATGGAGCCTGACATGGCTTCGGTGCTCAAGAACCATGCTGGAGTTGCTGTAGTCGTCGTAGACCACGGCGTCATAGAAGTTCTTTCGCCGTCGTAAGAGTAGTGGTAGGCTTTCTGAAATCCCAAAGGAGCGTCTAATGACTGACACCCGCGCCGAAGTTGATGCGGCATATGCGGCAATTGCAAAGAGCGAAGCGCGTTTAGCTGAGATTCGTGCAGCTTGTCCTCACACCAACTGCCGCATCGGAAACTATTCGTACCGCATCGGCAACGTCCAGCCTGTACGGCTTTGTAGCGATTGCGATCGCGTAGTGGGCGCTCTCTCGTATGAAGAATACACCGCTTGGGCAGGGAAAGAGCCTGTGTCAGCAGTAAGCACAACAACAACTAAGGTGTCTTATGGGTCGTAAGCGAGTTGTTCATTTCTCAACTTGGAACGTTTGCGTCAGCTTCGTCCCTGCGTGCAAGCTAGACTGGTGCTACAACCACGGCTTGTTTGAGGCTCCTCACACCGACGACGAAAGCGAAGTCACTTGCAAGCGTTGCTTGAAGCAACTTGCGGAGTGGGAGTCGATGGACTTTGAGTTCGTTGACCTCCCAGAGCCACAACCAAACGTAGAACTTCTTTCGTGGCTTGGGCACCCACCTAAAGACGGTAAAACGGCATGAAAATTAATGTTGAGCAAGCAATCGCCTCCCGCAAGCTTTTGGCTGAACGACTACATGAGTTCTTCAAGGACCAACGTGGGAAAATGATCAGCAAGGCGCTTTTAGACCAAATGTACGGCGAACTCTACGTGTTGATCGAATCGATTAAGCAAGCAGACGTAGGCGGTATCCCGCTTGAGGCTCCTAAGTTCATGCTAAGGTTCGACGCTTTTAACAAAAGCATGTTAGAAGTGCTTCCTACCAATGAGTCTGCCGTATGGATGACAATGCTGTGGGAGACACTAGACGGCGAACCACCACACGAAAGGCAGGCATAAGTTTGGACATGGCGACTTGGACACTCGACACAGCCACATTCAAGATTTTGGATGATGCTGTGGAAGACACTAGACGGCGAACCAGCTACACCATGCGAAAGGCAAGCCTAAGTTTGGACATGGCGACTTTGACACTCGACACAGCCACATTCAAGATTGTGGAAGAGCTGCGGCAGCTTCTGCTAGAGGGGCAACAACAGTTCAAGTTTGAAATGTTCAACGATCCTAAGTGCTACGGCTTTGATCTTGAAGTTGAAAGCTTTAAAGCGTCCGTCTATCTGTGGCACGAACTCAGCGCGATTGTCGTAGCTGTCTGCGGAGACGGAAGCGTCAAGAATTCAAAACAAGAGAAATTTCCGTTGATACACTTCTACGGCAAAGACACCGCCGTCGCAGAGTTCGTGCTCAAGAGTCTCGGTGCGCAGACCAAGTTCTCGCGCTGGAGTGACGCTCTTTGAAAGAGGCAGCTTGAGTTGCCCTAAAAATATATACTTTGCAAATCAACTAGTTACAAGCTTTACTTAAAGCTTTAAGATTAAATCCCGAGAAGTCTCCTGTTGGTGCCACGCACCACATCACAAAGGAGACCAGATGCCAATCATCACTCGCAAGCAAGACGGCACCGAAGAGCTGACCTTCGTAGGTATGGTTCTTCAAGTCCACGGTTACGTCTATATGGGTAACGACTGTGAGAAGGCGTTTGCTACGGTCTGGCTCGAAGCTGAGGGTCGCCCTAAGCGCGTCGGCTACAGCTCGCTCCACTACGACTACGGTCAAGACCGCAACTCTGCCGTCATCGACGCCTCCCCAGAGATCAAGACCCTCTTCAACAACTGGTGTGCCGCCGAAGAGGCGCGCCACGACGCAGAGGAAGCTGCTCGCCGCGAGCGCGAGTTCGGTCGCGGTAAGAAGGTCGTCGTCGCTCGCGGACGCAAGGTCCCTAAAGGCACCATCGGTGAAATCTTCTGGATCGGTGACAACGGCTACGGCGAGTCGCTGGGGCTCTTCCTAGCTGACGGCACGAAGGTCTTCACGGCATCGAAGAACTGCGACATCATTCTTAAGAACGGTGTTGCTGAGCGTGCGGAAGGGGCGGCGTCCACTGAGACAGTCAAAGCTGAGTTCGCCAAAGGCGTCGGCGTCGAACTGAACGGCGAGCAGGGAACCATCTTCTGGATTGGGCAAGCAAAGAACGGCAGCGGCGTTCGTGTAGGCGTCGAATTTGCGGACGGCGACCGCCGCTTCTACGCACAGGAGCAGGTCGCAATTCCAGGTGCGCAAGTGCAGAAGAGCCTTGAGGCAAGCACGCAAGCACACCTCTGAAAAGATCAGATGATGATCAGGCAGTTACCAGTCTTACTCTAAAGTCTTTAACCATTCGTCCGATAGAAGTCGTAACCACTCACAGAAGGCTTACCAATGAAAATCAAATTGGACCTAGACGATCGGCTCAAGTTAGAAAAGCTAGCGAAGCTAGAGGGCTTCTCGTCTGCATCTGAGTACGCCTGCTTTCTCTTGGATAGTGCTATGAACTCCCTCTTGGAGAAGGCTGGTGGTGACGAAGACTACGCCGCTCTACTTGGCGCGGAAGAACTCTTCGGGAAGCAACTCCGTCAATAAAGAGAGGCAAGAAAGTGAAGATCAAGCTTCAGGGGAACCTTCACGTTGCCCAAGAAGTCTTGAACGCCGTACAAGCTTTAGGCGTTCTCGACTCGTCGTTGCTGTGGGTGGAAGCCTACTCTAACGGGCGTGAGCAGGGCTTTGCGATCTTTCGTGCGACATCGAAAACAATGTCCGCCCGCTACATCATGTTCTCGGAATCTCGCGGCTCAGACCGCATCGTCATCTACGACAACGGCGACAAGTCTCCCAACATGCAAGGCAACACGCCGTCTGAAGAGGCGTACAAAAAAGCGACGTACTTCGACTGCGGGCACTACACGCTCGCTGCCCAACACATCATCGGTCTTCTCGAAGAAGTTCCTACGACACGGCTCCAACGCTGGACGCAGAACCTTTCCCTCTCCGACTAAAAAGTCTAGACAAAAAGACCGCTACGGTTTAAAGGTGCAATACCTTCTCCTTCCATCGCTACCGTAAAGGTGCAGAGCAACCCGTCCCTTTCTATTTTTCAAGGCAGAAAGGGAAACGAAGTGAGCACCATCTGGATGAAGCTGTTCAATAAGGTCGAAGAGGTAGCCAAGCCCTTCCTCGTCATTTCTGAAACCGCCACCTCGACCTGGCACTACCACTTCCGACTGGTAGGTCCCGAGGGCGCGGCAGCGCTATGCGGCGCGAAACTCGGATGGGACACGACGATGCCGCTCTCGACGTGGGGGCTCAAGGATCACATCCCGTCCCGCTACTGCGGAACATGCGAAAAGGAAGCGCGTGCTCGCGGTTTGTGGGCGGGGTGAAGCTTAAGCTCTGCGTCTGCGAGAAGACCGCTGACGACTAAAAAATTCTCATCTACGCCTCGAAAAGTATTGACGAAGAGACCGTACTACGATACGGTTAATTTATGCAATACTTTCTCCCTCCATTGCTACCCCTCCTGACCAAGCTCTTACCGTAAAGGTAAAAGCAACACCGGTCCTATCTCCGTCTCTATTTTTCACCAGCTAAGTTTTTGAGGACAATCGTCATGTTAAAATGACTCCATATCAGTGTTCGTGCTGTGGCTCCAAGACGACGCTCCCAACGTTGGTTTGGTTGCCTGAAAAAGCGCCAGAGATAGTTAAGGTAGAATGTTTAAGGTGCGGGTTTGTGTGGTTGAAGCCGAAGGGCTTTAGTATCGTTCGATAATCGGGCAGTGGGCTAATTGGTAAGCCGCTTGGTTTGGGACCAAGACATCATGCGAGTTCAAGTCTCGCCTGCCCGACCACTTCCTTAGATTCGTTTGGGAACTCAAAAGGAGATCCCAAATGTCTGACGACATAGAGAAAAAAAGAAAGTATTGGCGTGATTGGTACTACAGAAAGATGGATCAAGATCCTGAGTGGCGTAAAGCAGAATCAGAGCGGAATAGCGTCAAGCGCAAAGTTAAGAGGGACTGGTTAGTAGGGCTGAAAAAAAGTATGAAGTGCGCCAGATGTGATTTTTCAGATTTTAGGGCGTTGTGCTTCCATCACTCCGATCCTTCGCAGAAAAAGGGGGAGATCGCAAATATGATAAAAGAAAACTACGGCAAAGAGCGGATTTTGGAGGAGATGGCTAAGTGTGAAGTTCTGTGTCAGAATTGCCACCATATTGAACACTATGAACAGCGTACACAGTCTAAAGTCGCATAAATATCTTTTGAGTCTCGTGTGGTGGTGAAACTGGTTTACTTAGGATTGGGGGGAGAGAAGTAGGGCATCTATAGGTTCTATAGGACCATTTTCACCTACTTCTCAAAGGGCTTTTTCAATGGCATATTTCAACGGTTTCGTTAGCGGCGTTCTATTTGGTCTCGGACTTTTCGTCGCTTCTGTGTTAGTACAGGCATTGTTCCATATGCCTTTGCTTGGGTAAATCTTCCGCTGGCATGGTGGAATTGGTAGACACATCAGTCTGAGAGGCTGACGGGGAAACTTGTGCAGGTTCGAGTCCTGTTGCCAGCACCATGTTTAGAAGAGAGTTCTGTGGAAATTAAAGGCACGCTAGCGGGTTGGTTTGAGACTGGTTCTGAAGGTACCTATTGGACCCTTCAAGATGAGAAACACATCGACGACAAAGGCATGTACTCCTACGAAGGGATGCATGTACTAAAAAGCGGTATGCAGCTAGTTATCCACTATCCAAAGTCAGATAAAGTCTATTGGGAAGGTCAGCTTGTTCTCGTTCCGGGTTACGATCCGAAACTTTTGAAAAAGCTAGGGTTGCATTACTACGTAAAAAAGCATCCGTCAGGGCTTAAGCAGCTCTCACTCGGCGGCTACTGGATACATAATTTACCGGTCGGGTTTGATTTAGCAATTTGGTACCGGATCTTCTTTCTCGACGAAGGTTGGACCGGGACCTTAACCTTAATTAAGGACTAGCTGATGCTACGAATGACGTTAGGTGCCAAAGCATATCTTGCGGGAAAAGCTCTTACGACGCCGCTGCTCAATGATCCCGTAGGTGATGAAGTGATACGCAGGCTCGACAAAGAGGATAGTGACGATCAGTTCGATGCTTACATGATGTCTTTAGGCGACGGTGCTTCGCCCGACGACGTAGAGCTTACAGACGAAGAGTTAGACGAGTTGCGAAGAAGCAGTGAAGAGTACGAAGACTAAAGGACCGATGATGGAATGGTAGACATGTCAGTTTCAAAAGCTGATGCTGTAAGGTGTGAGGGTTCAAGTCCCTCTCGGTCCACCATAGCGGGGACGTGGTGAAATCGATAGACGAAAAGGGCAGACTTACCCATAATGAAAACGACTATTCTAACCACTTCTCATAAAGAAGAGTGCCATGCAACAGCTCATTAACATGTTTGTTGGGAATCTTCCAAAACGAGTGTCTACCATTCGAGAAGCACAAGAAAGTGGGGACCTAGCAGAGGTTCAAAATTTAGCACATCAGATGTTGGGATGTGCTGAAGGTTACGGCTTCCCTCAGTTAGGGCAAGTAGCAAGCAAGCAAGCAAGCTCGAAGCACTAATAAAAGACCATGGCAGCGAGCATAGCATCGAGTTGATGATTAATGCATTCGATGCCCAATGCCACTGCATTATCATCAGGCATGGTAATAGGCACTGAAATGGGGACGTGGTGAAATTGGTAGACACACCGCGCTTAGAATGCGGCGATGAAAGTCATGTCGGTTCAAGTCCGACCGTCCCCACCACTTTAAGTTAGCAAAACACATATCTCTAAGTCCACGTAATCCAACGGCAGAGATAGAGCGCTTAAAACGCTTCCAGCGTGGGTTCGAATCCCACCGTGGACACCAATTTTTTATCCGAAGTATCAAGGCGCTCCGTTTTAGGCTAGACTCTATACGGAATTGCCCTCTCATACAAAGGTTTTAAAAATGGAAACCAACTTCGCTAAACTTAATGATTTAATTGCCGATCATCTCATGGACGGCGACGTTGCAAACTATTCTAATGATGCTGCTGACGCTATTCTTATTGTTAAGAAGTTCCGCATGGACTTCATAGCTAATTTGACTGTCACCGACCATATGACCTTTATCACCTTAACGCATCTTTTAGAAACTAACAGAACTGTCACTATTAAAGAGCACAAGGCTGAAATGAGTGACCCCATCGCTACAGCCATTTGCAAAGCGTACTTAGCTATCCACGAGATCGAGTACGATTAGCACTCCCCGATATGCCAAAGCTATTGTTGACACCTCCCATCATTTCGGACGTGCTGGTGACACGTTCGGTTCCCCCATGTAGGTCTTACAAGCACTGTAAATGCCGTTGCGTTGGTTCGAACCCAACCCTCCCGGTAACGGGGGGTAGCTCAGTTGGTAGAGCACGAAATTTAGCCCTATAACCTTGAACCGAACTTCACCCACCGCAAGGTGGGTGTCCTCTTTCTGGAGATATTTATCAAAACCCAGCGTAAAACCCCCTGCTTTAGCCGTGGGGATATAAGCTGGCATTAAAACTAGTGCTAATATATATCATATTTACCTTAGCTGGTGCTGTAGGTGGTGGCATCGTCTTCGGCAGCAAAAGGTTAGGCAAGTGCTTAGCCATCGTCGAGTTTCCGTCCCGTCGAAAGTCACGCCGTCTTAGGCGTCATTCTGCGGTTGGGCTGTCGCCACTGTCTCAAAAAACAGCGCGGTTTTTATGCGCGCACGAGCAAGGTGTTTGAGGTGACCGTTTCGAGTCGTAATTGTCTCAATTCGGGCTATCTGCGATGGACGGGGTACCGCCATTTCTCGATGATTTTGAACGTCCGCGCAACCCCAATGGCAACAAGAGCAAGTGGCACCCGAGCAAATGTTGACAATATCTCAGTAATATCTATGTGTTGTCATCCCAACCGTAGAATGACGCCTAAGCACGCCGTAGTACACCCGCAGGTAGAGCCTTTTACAAAGCGAGTTCGGGGATCGCTTCGTTCTTTACGTTCTTTCAGATCTTCGTCGTGAACTTCAAGAAGGATCATTGTCCTTCCATTGAATGGGACGACTAAGAGATGTAAGCTGGAACTTCATATTCACAAAGGAGTTCTAGATGTCCGAAGTAAAGAACAATGACCTCGCCTCGCATATTCCCGATAGCAAAATTACCTTCGTCGATTTTTGGGCTCCGTGGTGCGGACCCTGCAAAGGGCTTACGCCTATCCTTGAAGGCTTAGAAAAAGAAAACCCTGACAAGATGAAGCTCGTCAAGGTCAACATCGAAGACAACCAAGAGCTGTCTGAAAAGTTTGGTATCCGCACCGTCCCTACGATCATTGTCTACAAAGACGGTCAAGAAAAGCAGCGGATCATCGGCTCAAAACCTAAAAAGTTTTGGGAAGAGATCCTGACCGCTGATGACTTTTAGTCGATGTAGTAAGTTCCCTGAAACTCTATGGTCTTATTGAACGGAGCCGACGTTGCAATGGCTACGCCGGAGACTACGGCGGCAGAGTTATCAATTACCTCTGCGATACGAAGACTTGTACTTGCGTTAGCAATAAAAAGATCGGCTTGAATGGTTGTCGCACCGAGGTCGATGTTCGAGAGGTACGTTGGAATTGGCGATCTGCCGCCTAAGGTAATAGCAGCATAAGGAGCGCCGTTTATTTGAAATGATACCGATCCACCGGTTGCAGCCGACCACACTACGAGTCCGTAAAGAAAAACGGCTTTTTCGGTGCGGAGGTAGTAGCCGACTTGGGACACGTAGACTACGCCAGTGTAGGCACCTGAGCTTCCGGTGATGCTCGGCGTCCAAGTTCCAGACTCTACGACCTCTTCCACCCACCAATGCGCTGGCGTGGTGGGGTTGTCTTGCAGAGCTATCACTTGAACACGCCCTGCTCTAATCGCTGCCAAGCCTCCTGAGCCACCTGCACTAGTAAGTGACGTGCCGTTGCTAGCTTTGATGTCAAGAACGAAGTTAGAGCGGTTCACAAACTTGAAGCAGCGCCCTTGCTTGACCGTCTTAGTGTCGGGGTCTGTAGAGGGAAGCGTTACGGCACGGTTTGCCGAGATGTTGAAATAATGGATATCGTTTGCTGTCGATAAAAGCGTGATGTCGGAATCCGCTTGAAAAGAAGCTTTGTGACCGAGACCTGTATAGCCATCGGGGAACTGAGCTATGGTGCTTAACGCCCCAGGTATAATTGCCATTTTAAATACTCCTTATATCATTACGAATACAGTCAATTTTCCAGGCTTACAATTCGGCTGAATTGCTTATTACAGTGGTTATGAGGTACAAAGACGCACCACCCGTCAGTCCGTGTGTGGTTTTCGCTGCTTGAATAAGAATTGCGTCCACCCCAAGGGTGTAGGTACTGAATGTAAAACCTGTTTGCGACACTCCTTGTAAATTCGCAACAGAGATGTCGGTATCTGCAACGCCGTAGTTTACGACTCCAATCGCTCTCATTGGTGCGAACGAGTAGGAAAAGTAGATGTTGTTAGACGACTGCTCGACCTGACTGATGCGGCGAGATAACCCTGACCCACCCCATACTTGAAAATAACGCTGACAGAGATCGAACTCTGCTTGGATACTTACGCCTGTGCGACTAAACGGCACGGCAGCCGCAGGTACCGTAGAGAAGTCTCCAGGGCAAAGAGACATTTGAGCAATTCGGAACGTAGCTCCCGTAGTTGCAGCCCAATCAACGCATCCCGTAGGTCCGTTTGCAGAAGACGCTATCCAACTGTTTGTGGTGCTTGCTTGGAAGTTGGTTCCTAGACTTAAGTTTATCAAGATGTAGAGACCAAGACTGTTGTCAAATATCCATGTACCTGTCGTGTCAAAGGTCAAATCTATCGCTTTTAGTTCCCAGGTGTTTGCGGCATTGATTGTAAACTTTGTAAGATAAGCCCGTGTCGAACCGTTGCCGAGACCTAAGCTGTAGTCGCCGGTTATAGACGCCTTTACCCAAAAGCTAAGCCTTGCAGGACGACCATGTAGCTCTTGGAGGTTGTAGCCTTCGAGCCTGTGTTGGACTTGTGTGAAGCCGCCAACGGCGGTGGCAGCTCCGGTTCCGTTCGTGAACAGGGCACTGTACACGCTTTGGTAGCCTGACTCGGCTAGTGTCGGTACGTCCGTCGAGCGTGTGGCTGTGGTTGTGTGGGCAGAATCCACAACTAAACGAAGACGGTCGGCGGTGTAACCGTTCGTGTTTGAGATAGTGAAAGACGTTCCCCGCTGCCAAAAGTCCATGTTTCCGTTGATTAGCTGATTTCGACGGGGAGCTTGTGAGACATAAGTGAAGGCTCCGGTCGAAGTCGTACTTACAAGAGATCCGGCAGGTAAAGTTGTTGCCGTCGTAAGCTGCGTGCCTGAGGGAAGTTGAGCTGGCGCACCTATCGCTCCGGGTATAATTGCCATCTATGATCCTCGTAGTAAAAAATTTAACCTTTAGAAGCTCTCCAACTCCTGAACGGACGCTGGACGCCTAGAATAATAATCTGAGGTAAGTGCTCGAAAGATTCGTTGGTATGAAGAAGATTGGACAATTTTTTAATGCTCTTTTCCCGCAAGATAAAGCGATACACTTCATCGTCGGTCTACTGGCTTTCGCCTTAGGGGCATTTTGGTCGCCGTGGTTAGGCAGCGGACTTTGTGTAGGAGCGGCATTTTTGAAGGAATATTGCGACAAGTACCTCGAAACAGGACATTTCGAGGTTGCCGACTTTATCTACACCGTAGCAGGTGGTGCGGTAGGTCTTTATCTGACGTTGTGTACGTGATCCATCCAGTCAGGTTTCAAACGCTCTAAGAGCGTGAGCACATCGTTCCACATAAACCCCACGACAGGATTAGTACGGATGAGCTTAGGGTCTAAAGCCCCGAACTCTTCGTCGTCGTCTAAAATCACGATGTCGTCCACTTGAAACTTCGGCATAAGGCAAGACTGCTCTGAGACTTTGGTGTTCTCGTCGAGCCAAGCTTGAACTTCTTCCCCTCTGATGACATTCCGATGCATGTCCCCCCACGGCGTTTTCGTGGACGACGACAGGTACGGCGTTTTGTCAAGTACCCGATCTGAATAGAGAAATCCGTTGCTTGTCAGTATTTTCCGCAAAGTACATACATCTCGGTTTGTCCTCCAGCTTGACGATATGACGACGTTGAGGTCTGCAATCATCTCGCAGACGAAGTTCAAGTTCGAGATCGCAAGCGGGCAGAAAAAGTCAACGGGCATCCCGAACTCGTCGGAACGTCCTAACCCTCTGAGGTGGTAGACATCGCTTTGAGCGGAATTGAGGACGCCATCGAAATCAAGGAAGAGCAGTTTCATAACTTAGTATGTTACTTGGCTGCCTTCATTTCCACTATGACTTTTTTGAGGAAAGCTTCTACGTTGGTCATGTCTACGAAGGCGTAGTCAAACCCAGGCTGCTTGTGGAGGTCGATGACTAAAGGAGCTTGGGGGTCTAAGAAGTCTTTGTGCTCTTCTGGGATCAAGTAAACGATGGCTGCGCCGTCTGTGTACTCCATTACGTCGTCGATCCAAAGACGAGCTACGAAGTGCCCTGCTTTGGTGACCTCAAAATACTCACCTTTGAACTTGTCGAAGGTCTTCGCTGTGGCGACGTAGCCGAGCTTCTTGAAGCCGTCGAAGACGGCGTGGTAAAGCGAAGCTGGCTCCGACTTCGGCAGCTCGTCGGTGCCTTCAGAAGGCTTTGCCGAAACTTGGTATTTGTTGTGGAGCCACTTAAGCATTGGAGTCCTCGGATTTTCTATTAAAGAATCTCCGAAGGCAGGCAGCTATCCATCTAATTCGGACGGTTAAGAGCCTAAAGCTGCGCTTAAGCGGCTTCTTTGACGGATAAGAGTTTCAAAGCTTTAAGCATCATGGCTATATCTTTGAGATCAACGATGCCTTTATAGATCCACTTCAAACCATCGAATTGAAAAAGAACAGGCACGTCAGCTTCGTCGTCGAAGTTCTCTTTGTCGGAGTCCTGAAGACGAACGATGAGATCCGGGATCATAGGTGCAAGCGCCTCGGCGACACCTTGCTTCAACGATCTTTCGGTGTCATCGGTATCGTCGATAAATTTCCCTGACGGAAGTTGGGTCATATATTGGTATGTGAAACCTACATGCAGCGGAATCTTAGCTGGGGTTTCATCAGCATCGTCATCTACTTCACTATCACGGGCTCTGATATCAGAGGTGTAAGACTTTTTTGGAGGAGCTTTTCTCCAATTCTTGTCCAAATACACAACGATAGAACCGTAGTCGGCGCGGTGTGATTCGCAGATCTGAATTTGAACTAGGCAGTAAGTGCCTTGCTCCGTTACGAGTTCTTCTGACATTTTTTTGTCCTCCAGCAGAAAAAACTACCAGAGGTAAGGTGAAACATCAAACTTTAAAGTAAAGCAACCGTAATTTATTTGTCTCTTAGTCGGGTATCGCCGCCGAGCTGATGGCGTGTTCAGTTTTCAAATCTAGCAAACCTATGTAGAGCAAGTACATCACTACAGCATTAAAAATGTGCCACATGAAGTGGGTGCCTAGCGGGAAAGACTTGCAAAGTGGCAAGTCCAAAGCCCTCAACGTCAAAGAGGCTATAAACAGTACAGTTGCGCCTACGAACTTTTTGGTTGCTACCGAGCCTTTAACCCACACTTGGTAAGTAGCGATGGCGCTGAGCAGTAGAGTTCCGAAGTAGTAGTTGGAGTTGGCGACTAGGGAGTGATCGACGTAGGTCAAGAAGCCAAAGTTGATAGCGAAGAAGAGGGCGTAAATTGAAAGAACTATCCAAGGTCCCAACGCCAACGCACTGTAGAAGGCTCCTATAAAGACTATGATCCAAGAAACCAACGGAAAGACATCAAGCCACCTCCCCCACGGCTCGCCGTAGACGTGCAGTAAAGCACTGCCTAAGCCCGTTACGAAGGTAAAGAAGGTCAAAAGAACTTTCGATAGAGACCAGTTCTTTGTCTCTAGTATCATGAACAGACCAGCAATCAGGAAGGCGACGTTTGACCATGTATTGAGAGGCTCGTAGAAGACTCTAGTGCCCGTTAAGCGTTCGCAGTAGGACGTAAGTGTGTTGTAGTCCATAGGTTCTCCAATCAGGTCATCCGCTCGATAGACCCGTCGAAGATGAATCTTGAGCCCTGCGAATGACTGGAATTTGGGATCTTAAGAAATCCCTGTTTTGGGTAAACACTGGAATATTATTATCAAGCACAAACCCCTCATCTTTAGGGGACTTAACAACCATTCGCCCCCTTTTCTGATAGATTGGCAGATCGTTCCAGTTGATCCCCTTTGCCATTAGCATGTCGTGCATATTAGAGCAGTTCTTACCTTCTAGCTCTTTATGAGAATAAAGGCTTCTAGCCATCATCTGAAGGCTGTTGCGGGAGGCGTCTTGCTGCCGCCAAATGAAGTAGTTTTCTACCTCGATGGGGTCCGCAATTGTGAAGACTCTAGAATCGAAAAGAGCTATTTTGAATGTATCTTGAGAGCTTCGGAACCGGTTAGGAGCAAACGGAAAATCGTGGACCGATCCCTCACTTTGGAAACGGTTGTTAAAAGCCGCCGTAGCTACAGACGCACTTATTGAACAGATCTTCTGTATGTTGCCGTCAAAATAAGCGTCGGTGTTGTCGTTGCCGAAGTCTGTCATGAGAACCGAGATTTCGTCGCTTTGTGTATACGAAAAGACCGCTCCGCTTAATGTCGTGCAAAGCAGATCGGCAGCGGCGTCCATGGAGCAAACAAGGCTGTCATCAATGGGGAAGTTCATTCCCTTCGTGAACGTATGGAAGGCTTTGCCGTCGATCCTGACCACCGTATACGTCCGCCGTGGCAAAAAGTAACGGGTGCGGTTTTCGTAGTTGCCTTTCATCCGGTCGCCGAGTTCCATCGTCGAGGTCGCCTTTCTTTTACTTCGCTTACGTTACCCAAAGACCAGACGAGGTTCTCATCTATGTGGAGAAGCTGCAAGATATTTACGAGATGGTCTTCCTTCGGCACGTCTTTGTCGGAGTGAATGCAAATGCTGAAAAGCTTCTTGTCTGGAGTTCTTACCTTTACGGTGCCAAAGTACGGAATGACGTAGTAACCACGGACGCCTTGGAAGCCGACGAACTTTCTAACTACGAAGCGTTTGTAGTCCGCCTCCGAGATCATGTCCCGCAACGACAGTCGTGCTCTGAGGTCTGCACCGGGAAGCTTGACCTTCTTTGCCTTGCTTTCGTAGAGAGCCCGCATCTTCATTATCACATCGTCGTCGTCAAAATATTTGGCGGGCTTGTGCTTGCGGACTAAGCGGTCCTTCAAACTTTTAAGCGGGTTGCGGTAAAACTTGCCGTTTTCAACCAAAACTACGTAGCGTTCTAGCGACTGCAAAACCGTGTTCATGTTGGGGTGTATGAGGGGAGCAGATTGGGTCTCGTCAAGCTTTTGAAAGCTCGTGATGTAGCCTTCCTCGATTCCAAAGTTGAGGTCTTCGGACAGGATGCGGAAGCACTGCGTACCTTCGACCATGAATGTGCAAGCCTCGAAAGCTAAGCCAGCGATGCTCGTAACCGTACCGTCAGCATTTTTGATGTAGTCTTCGTGGACGAACTCGGGGTTGGTGACGTGAAGCTCGATGTCGGTACGACGCAAGATGTCTTCAAGACGAAGCCCGATGTCACATGCTGGTTGCATAATAGCTGCTGGTTGTGTACTGGTAGGCATAGACTTTCCCGTGCAAATTTTAGGCTGAATGGTGTACAATAGTACATCCACGCCTCGAACACTAAGTCAAAGATAAACCAAAGGAGTCGCCAACTTATGCCAATTGCAAAACGACTTTTAGCGAAAGCTGCCGCCCTCAGTCAGCTCGTAAGCATCGAGGCTGAGAGCCTCTTTAGGATGTTCGAGAGACGCAACTACCGTGAGCAAGAAGTCGAGCGGATTCTTACGTGCTTCAAAGATATGGGAGCTAACCCTGAGAACCTAGAAGGCGAACGCAGGCGTCTATTGGAAGATGATCTCTACTTAGAGTCATGGCAGGAAGCGACATCTGCGTAAAAAATACGCAAAAGAAAAAAGCGAACGACACCGAAAAAGCTCTTGCACTCTTCGAGTGGTTCACTTAAAACCTTCCTTGTCGGAAGCACTGAAGCAAACGTCGCAAGACAAGCCTGCTTCGGGGACTGAGAAGAGATAAGGCTTTAAATCGTGCTTTCTCAAAATCGAGCCGACACTCGGTTGAGTTAGGGTTTAACTCAATGAAAAGCATTGGTGACAATGCAAGTCGAACTTGTGACAAGACAAGCCTTAAAATTTGTCAGAGATCAGGTTCAACTAAAAACTCCCTCGAAGATATCAAATTCGAGGCAAGCCGACTCTTGAACTGTAGAGGTTCAAGGCGTAACTGGAGATAGACAGCTTGCGGCTCTCCATGGGGAGAAAGAGTTTGACATCGTTCAAGCTCCCGGATCTTGAAAATCCGGACCTCTGAAACCCGTCCAGACATGACGTAAAAATGTACGCTTCTCGCTCAAAGGGTTAAACCTACGAGCAAACTATAAGGTTCCCTGTAAGGGACGTTAAAGGAGAAGGGCGATGGCGGAGAAAAGTTGGGATTGTAATTCTAGACCGATCATCTGGAATATCTAAACGCCCCCAACAGAGAGACAACTCTTCAAACAATCGGAACTGCAACAGGGATTAATTATCCCGCCTTCGGCTAAGAGGATTAGTGCTCATCTTAGGGTGAGCCGAGTTAGCCAGGAGTGTAACGGTCCTAGTTCCGCGTCCGAGGAAGCCCGCTTAGGTTTACAGACCTAAGCGGGCTTCCAACATTTAATTTGGCTTGCTTGAGCATCGTGCTGACACTACTCTCAGGCGTCTGAAGACATATCCGAGTAGAGGGTTGCCGACATGCTGAAGGCAGTGCTGCGCATAGGAGGTGGTTTAGTCGCCGTGTTCGGTGTCGTGCTGGTGACGTACACACTTAAGAGGATAGACTCTTACCTCGCGGACACACCCCTGCTTCTAGGCATATCTTCGCTTACGCTGATCGCGTTTTTCTTCGGCTGGTGGTCCGCCGTCATCTCCGCGCTTGCTTTTATTACCCTCATTAAGCTCTACGTTTCGCCAGAAATCCACACGGTGTCTTTCAGTCTTTTTGTCGCTCAGACTGCGATCATTGCGGGGCTCATCGAGAAGCTAGGTAACGCACGCCGTAGCTGCTCAGACGAAGCTACCAAATGCCAAGAGACCGAACACGAGCTTCGAGCCGCAAAAGAGCACGCAGAAAGATCTAACCAGACTAAGGGAGAATTTCTAGCCAACATGAGCCACGAGCTTCGCACTCCTCTCGGTGTCATTCTAGGCTACAGCGAAATCATAGCGAACGACACGCCTTCAAAGGAAGAGAAGATAGAATATGCTGACGCTATTAAGCGCAATGGTGAAACGTTAGCCAGATTGATAGATGACATACTTGACCTAAGTCTTGCAGAAGCACAAAAGATAAGTATTGAAATACTACCTACATGCCTTAAAGATCTATGTACAGTTTTAGAAAAAGAGATGACGCCTCTAGCTGTACTAAAAAATATACGATTAAAGGTACACTGCGCCGATGTTCCTAATAACATACGCACTGACCCAATTCGTCTTAGACAAATACTTAGCAATCTAGTTAACAACGGTATTAAATTCACCCCTTACGGAGGTGAAGTAAGCGTGTATGTGGAAAAATATGAAGAGACGCTATGCTTCGTCGTTCGGGACAATGGTAAGGGAATTTCTACTGAAGAAGCTAAGAAGCTTTTCAAGCCCTTCTCACAAGCCGACAGCTCTACGACGCGGAAATATGGGGGGACAGGCTTAGGCTTAGCGCTTTCTAAAAAGCTTGCTCAAAGCCTTGGCGGGGATGTTTTTTTGCGGGAAAGCGTTCCCGGCAAAGGGAGCACATTCGTTGTTCAAATCCACTTGACGCCGACATCCTTGCACGAGACCAAGAGCAAGCATAAACATTTTGACGGCGCTCTCGACGGTGTCCGAGTCCTTCTTGCCGACGATGCCTTCGATAACAGACTGCTTTTGAAAGCGCTTTTGAAGCCAACGGGTGCGCTGCTTCGACTAGTGGAAGACGGCGAGCAAGCGCTTCAAGCTGTGCAACAGCACGACTTTGACGTTGTTTTCTTAGATCTTCAAATGCCTATAATGGACGGCTACGAAGCTTGCCGTGCGCTGAGAAGTCAAGGCTACACAAAACCTATCATCGCTTTGACCGCGCACGCTATGCAGGAAGAAAGAACCAAAACGAAGACTGCTGGGTTCGATGCCCATGTCACTAAGCCGGTCAACGTCGGAAACCTCGTGAGCGCAATTCGTGCCTCGCTCGACGCCAAACCGAGTTAGTCAGGAGTGTGACGGTCCTATTTCCAACCAGGGGTTCTGGGATAAAATTGAGGTACAAAAAAAGGAGGCATAGCCTCCTTTTTCTTCGCGCCTCTAATGACTTACTCCGTAAAGAGCATGACGTTGATGCGGCGGTTGAGTTCCTCGAAGAGCAGTTGCGTCTTAGCGAGATGCAATGCTAGGTCAGCGTAGCGACCAGCGAACGGACGAAGCTGCGTGCGTGTGTGCAGCCACTCAGAGCGAAGCTCGTAGAACGAGTCGCCGATATCGTAGGTCCCGTAACCATCTTGCGCACCGTTCAGCGCCTTCGAAAGGTAACGACCGTGGCTCTTCACCGACTGCACTTCGTCCGTGAAATGGACGATGCGGTTGTTGTTCGAGACAACATTGAAAAGCTTTTGAACTTCGCGATTGAAGTTCTGACTCGCCGTGATGGCGTCTTGGGACGTGAGCTGAACGCTTTGGACCGATGATTGGTCCTGCGTACCGGTCTCGGCTACGCCGTAAGCGGCTGGGAGGGCGAGAGCGAACGCAAAGGCAACTTTCAACAACTTCATGACAAGAACCTCCAAAGAAACGTTTAAGGGAGTTCGGGTTTACGCCCGCTACCCCTCACCGTCAATGGAATTTCCCTATACGAGTCTGCCTACTTGCTGAGCATTATCGCCGTTGAAGACCTTCGATATCTGAAGGTCTCACTAGCGCCGCAACAGCTACGGCGTCTTTGAGGCTCGTCGGCTGACCTGCGAGGACAGCGCGAAGTTTTTGGCAGTCCATGGCTGCCATGCCACAATCTTGAGCAGACCGTCCCCAACTTACGGCATGGACCGTGTTCGTTTTATGGTCACGAGCGAAGACGATGATCTGATCCAAGCCGTAGCTGTCAGCAAGCGCCTTTGCCGCGTCTACAGGTAGATCAGTCACTTTCGGAACCCCACAGTGGCTTCCAAATTGAGAATGAAGTTTCCTAAAGGAAAGTATTCAGCATTGACCATGAGGTCGTGCGGACCCTCCCCAGGGAACGCCCCACAACTTACCAAAAACTTGTAGTAGCAGCTTCTGAAGTCTCCGCTGCCTACGCAGTTCTCTTCAGCTTCGAGCCTGTCTGTGGTCGGCAGGTCGCAGGAGACAGGGTACGCCTTCTCGACGACGCCAACAAAACGAACAAGGCGAGCGTCTTGAAGGATCAAGGTTGCTAGACGTGGATCGACGGGCTCAGCTCTGAGGTTCGTCGGGAGGCTTGTAGCCAACAAGGTCGCAAACACCTTCAAATTAGGAAGCATTTTCAATGACCCTACTTGTTTGGTAAATGGTGAGCAACTAGCATTGAAATTTCTCAGGCGTACAGACTGTCCAAGTGCGGAGGTCTTGGATCTTTTCAATAAGAGCTTTGGACTGCTCCCAAGGCACGTAGAAAAGTCCGCTGTTGAAGCGGTTGCTGTAGATCTCTAGCTCTTTAGGAGCTTTCATCATGAGGTCCATCAAAGCAAGAACGGTTGCGGTGAGGATCTTTGAGGGAGAGTCAACTTGAGCGCCGTAAGCCACTGAGGTCATCAGACAGCCGATGAAGTAGCCGCTGTCTTTAACTATGACGGCTCTTCCTAAGAGGTCTGCGCCGTGCTTTTCACAGGAGGCTCTATATTGTTCGTAGCCGACTGGGAAGCGTTCGCGAAAGGATTTGGCGATACCACTACCCCAGACGCCCTTAGTGTTGCAGGCATGAACAAGAAGGCTACCTGGAGCTGCTTCAAAGAGATCGTCCGAGGTCTCGACTACCTTCATATGAAATCGAACCTTTCTTCACGCCTCTTTGACTGAGAAGCTTTGCGTTGTGTTTGTGGTAGGCGTGGGGACGACTTAATTTATACAAGCCTACCGCTAAAAGCAAAGTTAAAACAGTAGAGAATAGTTCGGTATGCAATGGTGGTCGATAGCCTTGCGCAGCAATCTCAAAACAGACTAACGCCCGACGAAGCGTCGAGAAGCTAAAGGCTAAAGTGATGAAAAACCAACCTTTGTTGTACTTGAAACCTAACCTCGTATTGAGGGTCACCGACATCACGGCGCTGTAGGCTTGAAAGATCAAGGTCAGGAGCGACAAAACTATGAGAACGTGCAAGGTGGTCACGCTGGTACTTCTCCTTTCTTGAGTAGTTTCACTTAATCTGCGCCCGTAGAAGACCTACTAGAACGTCAGATTAAATCATAAACTTACGCCTGGAGCGCTCCTCTATGTCCTATTTGAAACGAGTCAACGAAGTTCTTGCTTGGGGTAACAACTGGTATTTTCACGAGCCTACTGATCCAGATGAAAAGAAGGATCAAACAGACGAGTGGACCAAGGAGCCTTTGCAGTCGATTAAACGTCCTTTAGGTAAGTACGCGAAGACGGGCAAGCTCTTCGACGAAGACGCCAACTACACTAGGTGGGACCACGACAAAAACGACAGCGAACGTAAGGCAATGATGGTCGAAGCTCCTAACTCGGCTGCCGTAGAAGAGGCTCATAAGAAAGCAGCCACTAAGTCTCGTAAGCGTAGTGACCGCTATATCGCTATCAAGAAAATCCAAGATCAGAAATTCTTGAAGGACATGGTGCTTGATAGTAGCGTCCACGAAGATCTTCGGTCTGCTGCTGCCACACGCATCAAAGACGAGAAAGACATCGAAGATCTCTTCCTTAAGCGCGTAGAGGGTGACTCAAGCTTTCCTGTTTCGACGCTTGTAGATTTCTTAAAGAACGAAGCTTTCATCATCAAGAATTTCGACAAGATCAAGAAGGCAGATGCTCTTCTTCATGTCAACGACGAGAAGCTTTTGACTGAACTACTGCTCGCAAATGCTGACCTCAGAGAGCACTCCTCCGACGTTCGTAGAATTCTCGACAAGATCAACGACCAGAAGCTTATCTCCAAACTGGCTTTAGACACTAAGAACGGCGACGACCAACAGTACCGCGAGTTTCTCGCCGTAAAAAGCGACGACAAGAAAGCCTTAGAGCATCTCGCCGAACTAAAGATCGAGCGTGATCCAGCTCGCCACTACTACCACAGTGAGCCAGTTAACCATGCTGCGTCAGTAGCCTTGTTTAAGCTCAAAGACAAGAATCTCGCCAAGAAAGCCTTAGACGACTCTAACACTACCTACTTAGAAAAGCAGGTAGCGCTCTCCGTTCTTGAAGATGAAAACGAGTTCAAGAAAGTTGTCACTGACGCTGTCAAAGACGCCAGAAGGAAAAAAGCTGCCCGCGATAACGACAGCGGCAATGACGAAGACGAAAACATCGACGATGCAGGAATCGAATTTGACGATGAAGACAACTTAGACATGCCTTCGTTCAAAACAGGTTATAACCACTACAGAGGTGGTGAGCGTAACGAGCTTGTCAATTTTGCTTTGAGCAACATTAAAGACCAAGACTTCCTCAAGAAGGTTCTCCCTACGAGCCCTGACTTTTGGGATCTGGTTAAAGACCAAAAGTGGAAAGAAGAAATTTTCAAGACGAAAAAGGCAGAAGACGGCTCAGCGCCTGTCGAATATTTGAGCAAAGTAGGCGACGAAAAATTCATCATGAAAGAGATTATCGACGCTCTAAAACGTGGCTCTAGCCGTTGGATTATCGACGCCATCAAAGAAGTCCACGATCAACCCTTCTTGAAAATCCTCTATGGGAAAATGGATCCTAAGAAAGAAGGCAGCTCCCTTCGTAAGGTCATCGTCGAAAACATCACAGACTCTGAATTTCTACTCAAGATCTACAAAAGCGACAAGTCTACTGACGTTCGGGAAGCTGCCTTCAAGCACTTAGAAGATCCAGAAGCACTCTTCAAAATGTTGATGAAAGAGCGCAGCAAGAGTAACCGCCACACACTCATTTGGAAGCTTAGAAAGAACCCTGAGTGGATTGCCAAATATCTAGCTGAAGACTTCGACGACTCAGACACGCACTCTTACGGTACTGGTAAATTAGACGCAGCTACAGCCAAAAAGATCTTGAGCGGCGATATCAAAGGTCCCCACATTAGTAGTCTTGATATGAAGAAGTTTACTGAAATTTTCAAAGACGATCAGCCAACTCTTATCAAGATGCACAACCGCAACGACCGTTTTTCTGGAAGCGCCGTAGACTACATCACCGACGAAGACTTCATTATGGAGAATGTCGGCGCAGAGAATATGGCTTGGGAAATTGTCGAGAAGCTAAAGAAGCCCGCTAACATTGCCAAGATTGCTATAGAAAATAGAGATTCTACTGTTGCAATGCGCGCGTTCCACAATCTTAAGAATCCCCCTATCGAAATTTACAACGAGATCGCCGTCAAAGCGAAAGCTGCTGACGTCCGTAAGGCAGCCGTGCCTTATGTCACCGACGACAAAGTGCTGAAGAACATTCTACTTTTCGACAAAGATATCGGTACCGTCGTACTTCCCCACTTCAAAGGTGACCTCAAGACCTTGCAAGAAGCTCTTCTTAAGGCAAAAGATCCTGGAGTGCTCAAAGCCCTCGCAGGGCGTATCAAAGACGACGCGACGTTGAAAGCCTTCGTCCTGAAGGCAACCAACCCCGAAGTTGGAAGCCTCGCTCTCAAAAGAGTCAAGGACAAAGAATTCCTGAAAACTGTCGCTGAGAAAGGCGTTGAACCGACGTTGGTTCGAACTGCTCTTACGACGCTAGCTGAAGACGAAGGCAATAAGGCGTTTCTAAGAACGATCTACTTCGAGCGCGACTGGCAGCCGATCTTCGATAAATCGGGTTGGAGATCGCCGTTCGGTCCCGAAAACCTCAATACTTTGATCGCTCCCTTTCTTAACGCAGACGATATGAAAAGTATCGTCATGAATCCGTCACTACTCAACAACTTCCCTCCTGAAAAGTTGGATCTAGACGAGAAGATTGCTGCCGAGGCTCTGTCGCAAAAGCCAGAGATTGTTAAAGGCTATAACAACAACCAGCTTCAAGTTCTCTTCGACTTAGCTCCAGAGAAAGCAAAAGCGTTCTTCAGTATGAGTTTAGAGAAAATGCTCTTGTACCCGAGCATTCTCTTCGTGGCTGTGCTCCATCTTGAGCCTGAAGACCTGAACGAAGAAAACATCAGCAGCGTATACGACTGTATAAAGAAGTCGCCGCTGCAAAACCGTATTCCACAAAAAATCATCGACAAGAGTTACGAGCTTGGTGATGAAGTGCAGAAGGCAGCTCTCGCTAACCGAGCTTCTGAAGGCGTCCTGACTCCAGAGCACAAAGACAAAATTGGACGTGAGCGCTTTAAGTACCGGTCGCCTACTAACCGTAACAAGCACAACCTTCCGACGAAGATCAAAGAGGCGGTCAAACATCCTAAAGAAGAGTTGTTGCGTCTTCTCGTTCAACTCGCACGCTGAAAAGGATCTCAAATGTTTTTCACTATCACGGCTGACCCCATTAAGGTCACAGAAGTAAAGAAGGCTCCAAGCCTTCCTATCAAGCAGATCCTCCTCGACGAGAAAGGCGATAAGGTCTTAGAGAACATCTCAGACGAAGCAGAAGTCTTTTGGGCAGACGTAAAGAAAGCCTTCCCAGCTCTCGAAGCGCAGCTCAAAGCGATCTTCGGTGGTAAAGACCGTCTCTCTGTTGGCGATCTCAAAAAGAAGATGGGGACTGTAGAAGACGACGAAGCAGCTCTCTGGCTCTCGCACGTTGACTACAACGACGCATGGCGTATTCAGCGGGAGCTTCCTGAAAACGGCGACGACGATGAAGAAGGCAACAGGGTCGAGTATAAACAGATCGCGATCCAGCTCAACATCGGACCTTCACTTGTGAAAGCTATCGACGCTGACCCCATTGCGCAAAAGTTCTTCGAGGCTTACTCAAAAATGACTGAAGGTGATCACCTTCACCCTAACCACACCCAGTCGATTGCTTGGGCGCGTGTCTACACCTTGAAAGACAAATGGATCATCGAAGAGCTTCAAAGCGATATTTGGGGCGCTAGTCTTAAAGCTAATGAAATTCCAGACGATGCTAAAGCCTACGACATCATCAATAAGATGCCGAAAGAGGAACAGTCTGACCTCGAACGCTTCTTTCATAAGCACTTCATGGATTGGGACAAGAAGCTCATTGCATCCGTCATCAACATGGCGCGTAAGGCAGGTGTCAAAGACATCTATATGTGGGACGAGTCGATCAAGCAGAAGGTGACACGCTCCAAAAGCAAGCTCGACAAATACTACAAGATCGTACCGCGTGACTTAGGCTTCAAGAAAGATACGCTCAACATCGCAAACAAAGATCGTCAGGTGTGGCACCGCATTGTCGCCACCTTCAAAGACAGAATTACAGCGAGTCTCAAATGAAAATCGTAAAAGAGAAATATCAAATTGTAGCCAAAGATTGGTCTAACGAAACATATTGGGCTTGCTTCGCTTTCGAAGACGAGATCCCCGACGACCTCCACTGCACGCACAAGTTCTTCGGTGAACAAAGCGACGAAAGCCGGGACAAGATCTTGGAGACGATGGATTCTTACTTCGCCAAGAAACCTTACGAGACCATCCAAGCCAAGTTTGACCACGAAGAGTTCTTCGGGGCTGATAAAGACGTTCGGGTTCTTCGGCTTGAGGACGGCGCTAGCCTCGATCCGTTTCTTCTCGATCTCCGCAAGAAGCTTGACGCTTTCGCCGACGACAGCTTCCCCGGCTACAAGCCGCACGTCACGACGGACCTCCCCGTAGTCGAGAAGCCTCTGACACGCTACTGTCTTTGTCAGGGTGACAAGATTATCAAGGAGTGGAAAGCAATGGAGAAAAAAGCAGCAGCAGCAGCTTAGGGTTGACGAGTTCTGTGAGAGCTGCTAGGATTTGGGTAATGGGAGTTCACAAAATGTTCCGTTCCGTAAATAACAATAATGAAGAAACAAGCTAGGGTCGAAAGTCCTTTCTGGCTTACGACCCGTTTGGTAACCCAAGCGGGTTTTTTATTTGTATCGAATTTATTCCGGTGTGGGGGAAGTTGGTAATCCCGCCTCGCTGTTACCGAGGAGCATGTACGTTCGATCCGTACCACCGGAGCCAACTTTTTTAAAGGACACCATGAGAACTTTGAACACGCATCCGAATTGTCCGCCGACTGTCAGCAAAAACTCTGACGGTACCTTTACTGCACACGACATCGGCGAGATGTTGGATTGGCTTGCGGGAAGTCATGGGGACAGCGGTGTCCTGAAAATGTTGGCTCCAATGAAAGCAGTTGATACAGGTCGAGTCAGTGGTGTTGAGCCTGATGTTAGCGTTAGTTTAGGAAGTTACGAAGTGTGTGTAGTTTAAGCAGTTTCTAGCCTTATTTCTTGGTGTATTTCACGGTGGCAGTTAGCGCAGACCATAACACATTTGTCTAATTCTTGTTTTGTACGTTCCCAAGATCTAGTGTGTCCTCCTTGAGAGGGATTGAAATCTTTCACGTTAGGGTCGAGATGGTGAAACTCAAGGGCGCTTACGCATTTACTGTAGCCGCAACGAGCACAGGAGCCTCCTTTATATGCAATAGATAGCTGCTTTAACTCTCGTCTTCTGTTCGTTACTTTGTCTTTACTGTTACAGTTTATCGAGCAGAAACGTGTTTGGGTTCCAGTTAGAGGTTTTTGGCATACGTGCCATGTGCAATAGTTTCCGTTAGGTAGAGGGTTGCGTTCGTTTAGTGAGCGGGTATTGTGTAAGCCAAAGGGCGAGCAAGTAAGACAAAATTTGCGGTTACACAAATTTCTTTTTTTACCGTCAATTACAGTGTTTATTGAGAAATGTGTGTTGCACTTTAGACAAGTAGGCATAAGTGTTTTCCGTAGCTAAGAGTTGGGTAACCAAATGGTGTTACTTAATCTAAGCGACGGTCATGGGGAGAGTAGCCTATCGGCACGAGGCAGCGGCTTGTTAAGCCGCCAGTGGACGTAAGTCCGAAGTGGGTTCGATTCCCACCTCTCCCTCTTTTTTTCTATAAGGAATTTTCGATATGCTGTTTCGACTAGAAGAAGAACAAATTAATTCGGGCTGAGAGAGTCGGTAACGACAACTCTTTTATGCCCGATCTTTGGATCGGGCTTTTTTTATGTGGCGTGCTCGTCTAGTGGTTAGGACGCTTGGTTCTCAGCCAGGAAAGAGGGGTTCAATTCCCCTGCACGCCTCCAAGTTCGGCGCATTCGTCTATTGGTAGGATTTCAGAATTTCAATCTGAAGAAAGGGGTTCAATTCCCCTATGCGTCACCACTTTACACATTAAAGATTCAGTGTCAGCCCAGCACCCGCAAGGAGCTTTGACGCATGAATCGCACTCTCTCCGGTTGGTTATCTGCTCACGAAGCGATATGTCCTTCGTGGAGAGAGTTTGTGCATCACGACCTACCCTTCGATCACTTAGCACTTAGAACCTTTGCTCACTACGGCGTCGGACAAGACCTCGGTCTAGATGCTCTCAGCTCCATGATCTGCCAAGACATGGGTTACAAAGTAGCAGCCGAGTACAACCTAACTGAAAAAAAGGTACGAGCTTACTACCTCGAACGTCAAGACTACCCCAAGATCTTTATCAGCGAGCTTCTTTGGAGGGAGTTCACTGAAGATGTCCAAAAGGTTTTAGAACGTGTTTTGTCCCACAATGCACCTGTAAGGCTTGCGCCGTGGCTCTTCAAAGGAACTAGACCTTGGATCAACGCAAGTAAAGAGGACTACGACGCGGTAGCTAAGGAGTCTAGCTACGGCGCTTGGCTGATTGCTTGGGGTTATGTCGCCAACCACTTCGCCGTTCACCTCAGCATGGACAAGTCGATAGCTCTCTGCAAAAGTCTCAACTTGTCGATGAATGGTGACGGCAAAGTGCAAGGCTCTAAGAGTGTAGGTTTAGAACAGTGCTCCACGAAGGCGGATCAAATTGTCCACCCACTCTTCGGAGCCTATCTCGACGGCGGCTTCGTTGAGTTCGTTCAGCGTTGGCAAGACCCCCAAGATCCATTCAAGCTCTACTCCGGCTTCGTAGAGAAGTCGGCAAGCAAAGTCATGGAGTCTACGGGGGAGCGTTGAAAAAAGCTCCCGGTCGATCTCGTCACATTCCCTGTTTATCTCCTGAGTTACGGTCCAATACTCTAAAAGATCTTCGATCACAATTCCCATAAAAAAGCCCCCCTTGGTAAAGAGAGGCTTTTAGTAGTTTACGGCGGCAGATGTCGAGCGACATCAAAGGTCCGCCACGGACATCCGTGAGCTTTAAACCATGACACTAGCTCCGCACGCTCGCTGTCGGACGGCTGCGTAGGAAACCTAGAAGGGGGCATCTTTTTCTCTTCGGCTTCGTGAGCAGCTTTGCGAGCAAACGCTGCGGCGTGCTCCGTCGTGTCGAGGACGACGTTTGCCTTCGGTTCGGGACCGCTATGACATCTAGCACAGTAGGTGGTCAGAAGCTCTTGAGCCCTTGCGTCAGTAACCGCAGCAGGTGCAGGAGTGTCGTCGTGGTTAGACCCTTTGTCGTCACCACAGCCAGTCAGAAGCAGTGCAAGAGCAAGGCTTGAACGTAATAGTATGGAAATCCCCCCAATCTAAATTTATAGACAATCGGTTGATTGTAGAGCCCAAAGGTATGGCTATCAAGCTGTCATAATGGCGGGTTAAAAACCGCTCACGAGGACGCCGTTATTTATGTTGAGGAAGTCGAAGAGTTCTGAGTAGGGATAATACCATTCTCTAGTCCCTTCCACTCGGTACTCTTTTAAGTGCTCGTGGTAGAAACGCTCGTCTTCGATATCACCGTTGTCGATGCGTAAGACTAAAAGTTGCTGCGGGAGGGTAGCTGCGAGGACGGCTATGCGTTTATCAGCATCTTTACTAAAGCCGATTTTAACACGGTGAGGTGCCTCTTTTTCTTGAATCACGTAGACCATGACTCAAGTCTATCTGGTATTGAATACCAGTACAACTGGGTTTCTTAATTGTCGTGTTCGCTATTTTGGTGCCCACACTTGTTACAGGTCTCACCTTTGACTAGAAGTCGGTAAAACCAAACACCGATACCTGCACCAACTATATTGACATCCTCCCCACGGCTAAAGCAGGGGGTTTTACGCTGAGTTTCGATAAAAAAGCCGCTTAAGGCGGCTTCTTTTGTAGAGCTTCTTGCTCTCGACTATTTTGATGGGCACTCATAGCACTCTGTTGTCGGAGCCTTCCTCGGTTTGTACTTAGGGTGTTTTTCGCAACGGTTCATAGACTCTTTTTCCCATGAAGTAGCTCGGCTGCAAATCGTCGTAAAACAAGTAGGGCTTGTTGACAACGATGTCAACGTAATCTTGTAACTCTAAAGCCCTCACCACCTTCTCTGCCCACTGACTACCACCCTGCGACCAAACGACAATTACATACTCATCAAGCTCCTTGTGATCTTTGAGAAGTGCGATGTGGTTCGTTGCTTTGAGAAATCTAGTGCCGTCTACGGTGACGATATCTCTTTCAGGAGTGTCGTCTTGGATACGGTCGTACAAGATGAGCGTGTCGTCGATATCAAAAAAAATAGTTGGCTTATCTGGTAGAACATTCATACTGGTGATTGTAGGGTAACCCCGAGGTTTTTACACCTCGCTTTTCGCCGTAGGGAACAAAAAGAACAAGCCCATCCTAGGCAAGCTGGGAACTCGGTTTAAAGTGAGGCAATCGTGAAGAAGACAGCCAGTAAGCAAAGCACCACGAGACGTGTCAAGGACATCTATACACCCTCTACAAAATTTGCAGCCCAACCTTTAGTAAACTTGAAAGATGCTCTTGCAATTAATCTTTGCTAAATAATCCCGTATCAATACATAAGTTTTAACAATGGCTGGTAACATTCCCGCTTATGTGTAGCCCAGCTAAAGGTTTAGAAAATGATCGACTTACATGCCTTAATCACTGATCAAATAGCCGAATTGAAAGGCAACCAGTTCTTTCATGGTGGTTTCATACTCGGCGTGTTGGGTGCGATAGCGGCGATCTTTAGGCAAGTTCCACATAAGATCTGGGGTCTTTTTCTCCGCTACATTCTGACGACGGTGGAGTTTACGAGTCAGGACGATTTCTATGTATGGTTCAGTCTTTGGTTGAACAAGCAAACGTTCATCAAAGACAAAAACCGTCTACGCATTCAAACCAAAGTGCATCGTGACGGCGACCACGGTCCACGCTTTGGGGGAGGAGCCGACCAACAGCGAAAGATCGACGTGATTTACACTTTAGGCAACGGCACCCACATCGTCCGCTTCGGCTCTCTGTTTATGCGTGCGACGAAAGAGAAAGAGCCGCAGACGCAGGGTTCCGCCCACGGCAATATGGCGGCACGAGACATGTTCGTACTCACCATCTTAAGCTTCCAACGCCGCAGACTAGAACGACTTATTACGTCTATCAGTGACGAGTTCCAGAAAGAGCACACCAACAAAACCACCATTTTGCACTTCAACGTAGGCTACGACGAGTGGGTGCCGTTGTCGGTGCAGTCCAAGCGGGACATTTCGTGCGTCGTCCTCAAAGAAGGTCAGATGGAAGAAATTTTAATTGACTACGAAAACTTTCAAAAGGACAAACCGCTTTATGATTCTTTAGGCATCCCCTACCAAAGGGGTTACCTCTTGCAGGGACCGCCAGGTACAGGCAAGACGAGCTTGATCTTTGCCTTTGCGAGCTACTACGACTTAGCCGTATGTACGTTGAGCCTCAGTGACTTCGAATCTGACCGTCAGTTTCAAAAAGCGGTCATGGGTATGCCGGACAAAGCAGCACTCGTCATCGAAGACATCGACTCGTTCTTCAAAGGTAGAGAAACCGTCTCTGAGAAGCCTGCGTTTTTATCGTTCTCAGGCTTGTTGAATGCCCTCGGCGGACTCGCCGTCAAAGAGGGTAGGGTTCTCTTCGTTACCACCAACAAGCCTGAAGACATCGACCCTGCGTTGACTAGAGCAGGTCGTCTAGATAAGAGCTTCCTATTGTCCTACGCCGATGCCTACCAAGTCCGCCGTTTGTTCCTGCAAGTCTTTCCAAATGCCGTAAGCCAAGCAGATTCATTTGCTGAGACGGTCGCCGAGATGAACCTGTCCCCGGCTAAACTTGTGGACTACCTTTTCACAAACAAAAGCAGTCTCTCGGACACACTCCGACTTACGCATAGGCTCAGCGCTGGAGGATAACGACAACATCGGCGACACCTACTTTAAAGGGCTTCCAGAAGTCTTGAAGCATTGTCGTGACATGTTGTAGCTCGTTCGCTGCAACTACCGCTATCCGGTTCTGGGAGTCGGGGTGGTTGGTGAGGGAGTAACTTACATGGTACATAATCATGCGTGATGCCCTTGCGCTGAGCTGCGAGTAGAGCCCGCTTTCGGCGACCTCTCTCGCACTCGAAGTTCCTGTTCAACATATAGTACATTTTACGGTAGTGCTTTTCGCACATCCCCTTACAGTGCCCTAGCTCTGTACAGTTTTCAACTCTACACTCCGTCTTGTTGTGCCGTTTTACGACAACTTCCTTTCCAAGACGTTGCCGTGTGTAGTGATTCTTACACATAAGCAGAGCATGTGCAGGCTGCTTGCACTTGAAGACCGAACAGGTTTTGCCGACGTTGTAGTTGGCGATCTTTCTAAGTGGGACGCCACGGTCATCTATGAAGCCCATCTCCCACTGCTTGTAGTGGCGAACGCAGAAGCATCGTGACTTCGGTCGCATCTTACACCCACGAGCACGGCACTGCTCGTTAGCGCCGTATGTTTTACGGTTGCGTCGAAGCTCGCCGCCGTCGTTGTCGATCAAGCCGTAGCGGTGTTCTTGTTGGTAGTGTTTGTGGCACAGTCCCCGGAGGAGGTCACCACCTGCTGTACAAAGGCGACAGGTTTTCAGTGTGTGGCTTTTACCTTCCCGCTTTTCTCCTAGATGGATCTTGCAGAGCTTCTCGTCAACGCTGCGGTATTGGCAGTTGAGGACGTAGCAGAAGGCACGACCCTTCTGCCTCGGCTGGCGTATGATTTTCCCTTCGAGGTCACAGTCACCCTTCAAGAACCAATTGTAGTGACGTTTGCAAAAGCGACCGCCATGTATCAGCGGCTTGTATTCTTTGCAGCCCTCGATAAGACATTTTCTTTTACGCAATTCTTCGTCTAAGACGACGGCGTAAATCTCGGTGCGTAAGCCGTCTTCCGTGATGTGGTTTTCCTTGAACTTGCGGTAGTGATAGCCGCAAAACCTTTTGGCGTAGAACGCCTTACCGCAATGTTCGAAAATGCAAGTCGGCTTTCCAACAGCAACAACAGCCTCAACCAACATCCGCACGTCTCCATCGCTTCACGTACAAACCAGGATTCCTCCGCTCGAAGGAAGCAAAGAGCTTCTCTTTCGTGGAGAGAACGGTGCCTAAGTAGCAACCATTTTTTAGGGTGCGATTTGTCCAGCCCGCAGAGCAGCTCCGATCACCGTAGCGACCGCGAACGCAGTAAATGCATGGTACAAATTTTATATAGTTGGAATTAGCTTCCCGCACTTTATTTTCCGAATCCGCAAAAAGTCTTGAAATTTGATTGGCGGATAACTCAAGAGAAGAGTGAGTCGGTCCAAGATGCCAATGCGTATTTTCCGTGCTCTACCAACTGAGCTACCTCCCGGTAAAGTCGGGAGGGTTGGACTTGAACCAACGACAGCGGGCTTTAATAGCGTGTAAGCACTGACTGAGGGGACCGACTCACTGGTGTATGGTAGATGAGACTGGATACTGACGCAAGCGTAAAATTTGAGTGGACATGTTCTTGCAGTCGCCTCGACGACAACCAATCATGGAAGATGTATAAAAAAAGCGCAGGAGGCACCTTTGCGTATTTTAACAGTAGACGATAGCCATGACAGTGTAGTCCTTCTAGCGAAGGTGTTAGGCGACCATAACGTCATCTATTGCACGACGGAGCAAGAGATCCATGACGAGCTAAAAAGGTTTAAACCCGAGTTGATTATTTTTGACTACTTGATACATGAGACGAACGCAATAGAGATTTACGACAGGCTTTCCGAACAAATGGAGCTGCCGACCTGCTTTTGCGTCTCGGGCTACTCCCCGAAGAATCTAGGGCTTTGCCTTGCCGCCACGCCGTTCTCGGCTTGGTTTCAGAAGCCTTTTAATTGGCGGGATCTCAGGGAGGCGATCACTCGATTGGAACTTGGAGTATTCGCAGAGGGGACTTTTTCAGCTTCTCAATCAGCATCCTCAGCGTTCTGACTTCTTCTACCAAAGACGGCACCCAAGAGGCAGCGTTGCGAGCAAATTCGTCTACGGCGTATTGCTCGCTTTTGGTATAGCCGCCGAGGCAAGTTCCGGCGTGTTCGGCAATTTCCTGCATATGGACTAAAAACGATTCAGTTAAAAGATGTTGGTTTGTTTTAGTCACCGACGACATACCTTTTGTTTTGCAGGGCTCTGTACTCTTCGTGATCTACATGCCCATTTTCTGTCATGTAGCCCCAAGGAAAGCGACTCTTTCCCACAAAGCAAAGACCCCACACTTCGTCCGACAGGAGGCGAAGCTTGTGGTATTGGGTCGTCGGCATCCAAAAGCATGACAGAAAACTGTTGCACCGCAAGCCGTCGTCGTAAGCACCACGTAAGATCAATCCGACAAAGTTCCAGGGGTGGTTATGGGGAGGATGTCAACACTTTCTAATAGATGAAGCAGATAGACATCGCCCCAAGGAGTCGATAGCAGTAGCCAACGACGAAAATGTAAGGCACTAGCATTAGTGCAGATCTCTCTTAGCATTTTCATAAACTGCTTACCAACTTAAGTACCACCCCAATGATCTACTGAAACGGGTATCTTACGGCGTCCAAGCTGAGGGTTCCCTAATTAGCTCTTTCGCCAATAAAAGTTGGTATCTAAGGCGCTGCCGCTTAGCGTAGTTTGCGTACAAAGCCATTCGTCATCAGCTTCGATCATAATTTTAAGAACCATGAGACCGAGTAAAAAAGCGGCAGTAGGCTCGTCTTCAGCGATGTCGTAGACGTAGATGAGGGGTGTGTTCCACTCCTTAGGAACAAGGCTGCCTATGGCAAATTTGGTCTCGCCTTTGAGCCGTGCTTGGAGGTGCGAGCAAACTTTTCCGTAGGCACCTGGGGGAAACATCGAAATCCAACGATCAAAGTTCCGACCAAAAGGGATAGTTTTAAGCTCGCAAAAGCCCCCGCTTTCGCCTATCGTACTCAACATTAGCCACTCCGTTTATTGGAACTGAATGAGAGCACCGTAGCAAACGGCTATCTTCTTTTCAAGAGCTTAAAACTTTTTATTTATTTATCAGATCAGGTGTTTATGAAAGAGCTGCCTAAAACTAGAGACGAGCAAAAGCAAGCCATTTTAGACCTAGCCAAGCTCAAGCTGACCTTCGGGCGGGAGCAGCCTGTTTCCTTCTTTTTCTTCAAAGGTCCCACCTGTCTAGTTATCAACAATGAGGCAGGCTTTTCACGAAACACCCTTTTATTGCTTGCACAGACGGTTGTACTTTGGTTGAGCCCAGACGAGTACGTAACTGTGTCGGAAGCTGTCATGACAACTTTTCCAATGGACGAAGATAAAACCCCAGAAGAAATTCAGAAAAATTTCGATGAGAGAGCTAAAGAGGTGCAAGCCAAGTTGGAGGCAGGTGAAGGCACACGTATAGAATGTCTGCTTTTCGCCGAAGCAACGAAGACTAGTCGCAAGCTTGTGACTTACGAAATAAAACGTACCGGCGAGTTCGTAGACTTTGTAAAAGCCATCGCACCTACAAGCCCTGAAGTGGAATTGCGCGGAGACTTCTTCTCTCTGTTCGACTACACAGCAGAAGTGAAGGATGGTCACGACATCAATAAGGTATTTGAGCCCTTATTCGAACAGGGAATTTTGATGACGTTTAAGGACTACTGGAAGCGCTGCCAAGATCTGCTTAAACAAGACAAACAGGACGTTATTTGGAACTGATTCCTTTGGGGAGATCAAGTTGGAACGTCACAGGCTTATTGACCATGCGGTAGTCACGATTTACGACTGAGGCATTAATCATCTTGATCCCTTCAAGATCCCCACGTCCGTCGAAAACTCCGTAGCCCTCATGGATATGCCCGAAGATGTGAGCTTGCGGCTTCACACGACGGATTGCGTCTAGAAGCTCGTGGCAGCCGACGTATTCGTGCTTGACGACGCTGCGCTCAGACAGGTCAGGACTACGACGCCAATAGACTCTATCCACTCTGTCGCCGTAGCCGTGCGGTGGACCATGTGTGATTAAGATGTCGGTATCGTCGGGGATCTGGTCCCAATGGATAAATAAATCACCACGGGGAACATTGAACGCCCAATCGCAGAACTCAGGCTGTTGCGGTGCGCCGTAGATCTTGAAGCCGTCAATGATGACTTCGTTTTCTTGGAGGTAGATCAAGCGGTCGGACAGGTGTTCCTTTATGAACATGTCTCGTTGGTCTTTACGCTCGAACGTCAGCTCGTGGTTACCTGCAATGAAGACGATGTGACGGTAGATGGCGAGCTGCTTTTTGAAATAATCAATGGTCGCCATGACCTCTTCACGTCGTCCCTTCCACGTAAAGTCACCTGCATGTAGGAGGAGATCGCCACCAGGAAGTTCAGGAAATTGACAATGGGTATCGCTGATGGCGGTTACTAACATGGGGTCTCTCTTTACGGTTCCTTAGCTGGAATTATTATGGTGTCCACAACGTCGTCGGCTTGCGTGTAGGTTCCTTCGCCACGAGGACGAACTGATTTAGCTGCCTCAAAAGCAGCCATGAACCAGTGGATGAGTTCTATACGTTGAGGTTCGGAATACTTCTGCCACATCGTTTGTGCTTTTATGTGCCAGGAGCGGTCAAGTGTCGTGCCGTACTCGGTGCCTAAACGTTCAATCTCTGCTTGAAGACTCATCGAGTTATCTCTCCTAGTTTGGTTGTAATTTGTGTTCTGAAGGCATTTGACAGCATAAGTTTTAAGATCTCAGGAGCGCCCTGCAAAACGAACCCACCAAGAACTTCGTGGATGTTCTTTTCAAGACCGTACTTAGAGCCTCTTGCTGCCGGAACATCAAACTCGCCCGAAGAGGTTTCAAGAGCTTGGTAAATAACCTTTTCATCTCGTTCTAGCTTGTTGGTGCGTTTGTTTTTAAAATCTACACCCTCTTCGATGACACAACGAATCCAAGCGAGAGCTAGAACTTGTTTTATGAGCATTTCAACCTGAGTCATTACTATCTCCCACCGAAGTAGCCGTAGGTTTCATAACTGTCGTCGGAGTCGTGAGCATTGTTGTTTGCGACTACAGGACATTCTTCTTTTAACTGTGGCGGATCTTTCACCAACTTTAGCAGATGGAGAAGATACTCACCAGGATCTTCTGCATCACTCACCGCTTTTTCCTTTTCAGGATAAAGGGGATGTCCGCTGGCTTTTTTAACCAGTTTGATGTCTTCGAAGAGGTTGTCTACAACCGTCTCGTCGGTATCTAAATTGCGTATGATGACTTTGAACATAGGGAGGTAATCTCAGGGCGCAAAAAAGCCTTCTTGGTTCCCCTACGGCGACAAGAAGGCTTTAATGCAAAGCTTAGAACGTAACGATAGCTTTACACTTATCGAGGATAAGTTTTTCGCCTTCAGCACCGATAGCACCACCCGTACAACCCCATTCGGTTGGAAGAGCAGAAACACCCATACCGACGACAAACTTGCTGACCTGACCGCAGACGAGATCGCCGACGAGCCCTTGAGCACCTTCAGCACACATCTTAAGGTCGGTGACTGGCTTGGTTAGTGTTGCTTTGACTGCGGCAACATTGGAACAAGCAAGTGCTTCAGCTACACCTTGAGCAGCACCGTCAAGAGCACGGACGGCAGTGTCACAGAGGGGATCTGTAACGGCGGTCTTTGTGCAGCCTGAAAGAGCGATGACCGCAAAAAGCGGTAGAACTAGAAAACGTTTCATAAGGAGCCTCCAAAAAGTGAATCATGATTAGTCTGAAGTCTATGGAAAAAACCAGACGAAGGCAAGCCTTCTCACACCTTTTTCTTAGCTGGTGCCTTTTTCTTAGTCTTAGGTTTCGGCGTCAAAGGTGTAACGAGAGGAGCTGGTGCCTTTACTTTTTTAACAGCGGGCTTTTTCTTTGCTGCTGGCTTCTTAACCGTTGACAGAAGCTCCCAAGCTCCAGCTAAGCCTTTAGCAGCTTTGGCTGCCTTCAGCTCGTGGACGGTTACAGCAGTCTTCCATTGGACGTGGGGGTACTCTGGAAAGGAAGTCCAATCACCTGCCCAACTTAACTTGTCTGAAAACTGCGCCTTGATAATTTTCCCAAGTAGACCGTAGTTACCATTCCAAGTCCACTGATAACCCGGCTTCGCGGCGTCGTTGTCGAAAACGAGGTCTACGGCAAGTCCGTAGTTGTGGAAGCTTAAACCGGCGTCGGCGTTTGTTACTTTGATCCCAGGAGTTGTTCGACCTTGAGCGTAGAGCTGAGCTTGACGCTCGTCGGAGCGGTTTGCTTCAAAGGCGTAAATTAAAAGACCCTCTTTGTGGCACTCCGTAAGTAGCGCTGCGATTGCGTCAGCGAACGGCTTGTAGACGGAAGGATCTGCCATGTCTCTATTGATAGGGAACGCAACAGCAGCAGCTACCACTTCTTCAGAGGGCACTTTTCTTTTTCTGAACGCACCTTTAAACCAATCAAACATAAACACCTCCTACATTGAACGTTGATAACGTCTAGATGTTCGCAGTTCATGCAAATGTCTAGGCGTCTCTTACTCTCCTCAAGCGAAGCTGGTTTGTAGAAAATCAGATATCTCAGAAAACGAAACGGTGCTGAAACGTAACGCCACAACACCGTCAACATTTAGTCACCCTTTCGACAAAGCATCTACGAAGGCGACGGCATTGAGTCCGCCGAACCCGTAAATATCGTCTCGACCGGCTGCACCGAGATCTTTGGCTGTTCTAAGCAAAGTCTCCATAGCAATCTTTTTGATGTCTTTCCTGTCGAGACCTGGGTGTCTCAATTTTAGGAAGGACATGCCGAGCGTCAAAAGACCTGTAACTATAGGTGTCGCCATCGACGTGCCCGAAAGTTTTCTGAACTTGCCTTCAAGGTATGTGCTGTAACAGCTCACGCCGGGGGCACTGATGTCTACGTAACCACCATAATTTGAGAACTCAGCTTTCGTTTCTCGTTTGTCGAAAGCGGAGACCGCAAGGAGAGGTTCAAAGGAAGCAGGATAAAATGGGAGGTTTGAATTAGAATTACCGGCAGCCGCACAAATCAAGACACCTTCGGCTGCAAGCTGCTTTACGATACGTTCTTGAGCTGCCGACTTCTGAAAACTACCTAATGACATATTAACAAGGTTAGCGTCTTTGTCTGCGAGGACATGTTTCAGAGCCGCCGTCGAAGCGTCCGCTGTCCCTGTTCCCGCATCATCGAGCGTTCTTAACGAATAAAGATCACACTTTGGAGCAATGCCAATCCCTGCACCGCCGATTTTACCGCAAACCCACGTCCCGTGACCGTTACCGTCTTTAGGGTTTGGCTCCGCTTCGATAAAGGAAAGCATTTTCCCTTTTTGATGGGCGAAGGCAGGGTGCGAATTGTCGATGCCGGTGTCAATGACGTAGACTTTAACCCCTTGACCACGGATGCCGTACTGAGTCCAAAGGCGTTGAAGCTCCAAATATTCAAAGTCGAAAAGACTATCAGGTGCCGACGTTACCGCCGCACCTTCCCAAATAGGCTCCACTCTTTGAATGACTAAATCCTGCTTTAAGCGGGCTAAGTTTTCTAGATGCTCTAAGTGATACTTACGATCAAGCTCGGAAGCCTTCTTCGCCGCTTCAGCTACGTCGTTGTTATCCACTTTTTGTGTGGTCATAAACGATCCTTGAAAGGGACTTGGTAGGATTTAGTTCCTACTACTTTACCTTCTATATTTGTAAAAACAAGCTCTAGCTTGTTCTTCTCTGGTGTTTTTTCTAAGGCGCTTGTTCTGACAAAATCCTCAGCTAAAAACCAGCCGTAGTATTCGCCGTTGACAGTCAGCTTGTAAGCAACTGCGTTAGGCATCATGCCCTCAGGGCTTAACTTGATGATGCTGTGGGTTGGGTAAAAAAGGACGAGGAGTACCTTCGACCCTTGGACCTCTCCAGCAGGAGGGTCTACTTTACCGATAGGGGTCTCTTCTTTCTTCTGGATGCAGGCACATGCCGAAGATAGAAATAGGAGAAGAATAGCAATAGAATGTTTTCTAATCATGTAATTCTCGCTGAGTCGCCGGATTTTCTCCCAAAGAATCTTGACCGTCAGATCCATTCGTGTAGAATCTACCTTCAAGCGAAGGAGCCTAAATGACTACAAAAGTTACTGGATACAAACTTCAGGCAAATGCCAAGAGGCTCAAGCTACAGATCGAGCTTTTGCGGAAGCAATTTGAAGAGAGTATTTTTCAATTTGATGGTGAAGCTAAGCAAGATCTAGCCACCGTTGGTCAAGCTTTAAAAAAAGCCGAGACTGAGCAAGCTCAAGTAAATCATTACCAATCGGCTTATAATCACAACGTCAACGTCGTGGTCCTAGGCACCACTATGACCTTAGACGAAGCCATTAAAAGGGTCGGTTCCGCAGGACGCCTTCAAAAGCTTTGGACTAAAGCACTTCTTGGCGGCGACGGTTCGGATACGCCGAGGTGGTCAAGGATTTCCAACATGCAGACGGCTCGTGACAAAGATAAAGAATATGCCCAGCGGTCTATGTCCATAGAAGACTGTCAGCTTGCAGTTGAGCAAGCAAGCCGCTACAACTCGGCTCTTCGGGAGGCGATCCAAGTCGGCAACGGCAACGAGATCGAACTTGCGGAACAAAGCCTTGTCGGGCTGCTCAAAGATTGAACTCGTCGCTGAGGGAAACCTCAGTTTCGGGGGCAGAGAGAAGTGATATCAAAGCTACAGATTTGGGTTGAGTGTACCTCAGCCGATCTAAAGAAAATGCAGCAGTCCACTTCCTATCCTTAGGGCTATTTGCGGCGCTCCAATAGAAACCGCTTCCTTCGCCTTAAACTTAGTTGATGATGTTACGTTTTCAGCTCACGCTACTACTTTTTTCACTTCTTCTCTGCTTACCCCATCTTAAAAGATTCTCTGCTAACCCAGAGGATCTTTTTTATGTCCAAGCTCCGCCGCAAAATAGAAACTCGTTACGTCATTGCCGAAGTTTTGCCTGCTGAGATCGACGCCGGTATGCTTGAGACCTTGAAGAAGATTGGCAAGAAAGGGTTAGGCGTCATGATTGGATTAGGCATCATGTCTACGTCAGCTAACGCCATGCACTTCACGAAGCCTTCACTTGACTCCTACATCAAGACCGTCAATCAGATCTCCGAAGAAGAGGGTGGCGGTTTCAAAGCCGAAGGCAAGTTGAAGGAGACCAACGGCGTACAAGTCGTAGAGATCAAGTACACCGGAGCTGACGGCAGTGGTAAAATCATCCACTACGTAAAAGATGCAAGGGGTGGGGAGCACGTAGAAGTTAGAGAGAAGCGGGTAGACGGCGGTGTCGATAGCAACGTTGAATGGATCTCGAAGGTTTTCTACGACGCTATGAAAAAAGACATCTTCGACAACATGGGTAAGAACTAAACATGATGCCGGACGTGTGTACCCACGACCTCAAAGTTCTAGAAAAGAGACGGAGAGTTAATGTCGATTAAAGCCCAAATCTATTCTGCCTACAACGTAGTTACCGCAGACGCCTCACATCCATTCCCGTCCTCCACGCTGAAAGATCCGGTTTACCACGGGACTTCGGTTTCTTTTAATGAGTTTCAAAAGAAGAAGTCCACACGTTATGTCTTGTTCGATGAAATTCATGTGGACGTACAAGGCTTCTTCTTTGCGGAAGACATACATGAAGCTAAGAGTTATGTCGGAGGTAAAGGCTGGGTAGTGGAGTGCTACGTAGATCTCAAAAAGCCGCTGTTAGATCCACGTAAACACAAACACCTAGGCGTAGACAAACTGCCTGAGGCGTTGGAGAAGGATGTTATTGAAATCCTCTCGGAGGCTATTGAGGGCACAGAAGACGACCGTAAGATCCCTTTGATGCTCACCACTGTCTATCCCGACAACCCTAAATACGAAGATAACGATTGGATATATGAAATGATCTCCTCCGGGGGTCTCATTTGGGATGTTATGGACAATCCTAAGGTCGTGAAAAAGATGCAAGCACTTGGTTACGATGGAACCTTTGTGCATGAGCCAGATCAAAAAATAGATCGCTCCATCTTCGTACCTAGCGAGAAGCAAATCAAAATGGTGCGCTGGATGGATGTTGGGCACATTGAAGAGGAAGAGGATGATTGAAAATTTTCAAAAAGAAAACCTCCCCCAACTAATGGTAAAATACTCAAGATCTTCGGAGAGTTAATGTCGATTAGATCCCAAATCTATTCTGCCTACAACGTAGTTACCGCAGACTTCAAGACGGTGAAGACTAAGTTTTCTAAGCTTGGGATCGAAGACGACGTCATCGACAGCTACCTGCAACAGTTCAAAGACTTGAATTCCAAAAACAAGATCAAAGAAGCTTCCAAAAAGAACATAGACTTCTGGGGCAAAAAGACTTGGAAGGAATTTCAAGAGTTTGTAGACAGTCTCTCAAAAGAGAAAACTAAGAGCGCTGAACGAAAGTCCCTAAAGATGGAGGGAGCTAAGCTTGTAGCTCAAAACGAAGACTGGAAGGTCTTTAAGATTGAGGACAAGAAAGCATGTGATCTCTACGGGTCTGGTACCAAGTGGTGCATTACAAACCCCGACGCCAAACAATGGGAGTCTTATAGTGACAAAAACAACTTCTATTTTTTCATTTCTAAGAAGCTAGATGCTTCGAACCCTCACTACAAAATTGCTATGTCTGTTTCTAGTGAAGGCAAGAAGGAGTATTGGGATGCGGAAGACAGTAAGCTATCTAGCCTTCCTTCCGCGCTTAAATTACCTAAATTTGAGATAGAAAAGGCGACAGAAAGCATCTTTATTGAAGGTAAAAAATATGACCTACACAACTTGCCTTCAGATCTCAAAGTTAGCGGCAACCTATATCTCTCCGATACTAACATCACTGAATTGCCTTCAGGTCTCCAAGTTGGCGGCAGCCTATATCTCTACTATAGTAGCATCAAAAAATTACCTTCAGGTCTAATAGTTGGTGGCGACCTAGATCTCAGGGATACTAAGATCACTGAATTGCCTTCAGGTCTCCAAGTTGGCGGCAGCCTATATCTCTACTATAGTAGCATCAAAAAATTACCTTCAGGTCTAATAGTTGGTGGCGACCTAGATCTCAGGGATACTAAGATCACTGAATTGCCTTCAGGTCTCCAAGTTGGCGGCAACCTATATCTCAACGGTACTCAGATCACTGAATTACCTTCAGATCTCAAAGTTGTAGGCAACCTATATCTCTATGCTGATATAAAAGTACCATCAGGTATCCAAGTTGGCGGTAGAATAATAAGACGCTAGACAGCTACGGGAGCCTTAATAGCTGGATGGTGTTGGTAGTCTTGGATACGAATATCTTCGTACTTGAATTCGAAGATATCTTTGACCTCAGGATTTAAGTGTAGTGTCGGCAGAGGGTAAGGCTCCCTCTTAAGCTGAAGCTTCACTTGCTCGACATGGTTCACATAGATGTGTGCATCGCCTAAGGTGTGGACAAACTCCCCTACTTGCAAACCTACAACTTGTGCAATCATGTGTGTAAGCAAAGCGTAGCTCGCAATGTTAAAGGGCACGCCTAAGAAGAGATCTGCGCTCCGTTGGTAAAGCTGACACGAGAGTTTGTTGTTAGCTACGTAAAATTGAAAGAAGCTGTGGCAAGGTGGTAAAGTCGTAAGCTCAACTTCACCTGGGTTATAGGCGACGACGAGGTGTCTGCGGCTGTCGGGGTTGGTTTTCAGGCTTTCTACGACGGTAGCTATTTGATCTAGCTTAGTACCGTCCGGCTTCTGCCACTCACGCCACTGCTTGCTGTAGTTGCGCCCCGCTGTACCATCTTCGAGCTTCCACGCCGACCAAATCTTGACAGCATCTCTCTCAAGATCGTCGATGCTGTTGTTCCCAGCTAAGAACCAAAGAAGTTCATGGATCAAAGAATGAACATGTACTTTCTTTGTTGTAACAAGCGGAAAACCTTCTGTGAGGTCAAAGCGCATTTGGTAGCCGAAGACGCTGAGAGTCCCTGTGCCAGTGCGGTCAGCTTTCAGCGCACCGTTAGTTAGAACGTGCTTGAGAAGCTCTAAATAATTCTGCACTCTTAACTCCACTCCGCGAGGTTAACCTCTGTCGGCATCTGACTGTGGGGGCTTTTGCCCGTAGGCTTCTAGTTCGAGTGGAATGCATCTGATAACGAAGTCGTCCCCTGTTTTCTCCGTGTTTCTAACCGTGAAAACTGTTTCACCACCTTCGGTCTCGTGACCGCTTTCTTCGATAGACTGCAAAGTAACTTTTACGACTGACCCAGCTTTGAGACCGCCAAGTTTAGCCGTCAGCTCGTCGTCTTCGTCCGTCAAGCCTTCGAGAAGGTGTGGGAAGAAAAGCGACTTGACTGTGACGTAGCCCATAGGCGATTCTGCTGGCTCAAAATGGCTACCCTTAGTGCCGCCGTAATATGGACGAAAGTCTGTCTCTAGCACTTCGCAGTCGTAAGCTGACATGTCCACTTCGACGGCGGCTTGAACGATCTTGTATTTTTGGGCAATCTCGCATCCGACCTTACCGAACTCGGCAAGTCGCATGACTTGTGTGCAAACCTTTTTCATACCGACACCTCAATGTCTGGAAACTTTCCACTCTTGTACCAATGTCTCATGTACTTATCGAGAGCTTTGGCGATGTCAGCTTCGTTGTCTTTCTGCGTCAGAAGACTCGCCTGCTGAAAGGTCAAATACTGCTTGACGAATACTACCACGGAATCACCGTCTGCTCGAACAAGATCTAGCTCCGTCATACCGCCGAGCTTGTCTTTGGTTGCGAGCTTGTCTTTGCCTTCGTGGAAGGCAGTTTTTTTGCCCATCTCACGCAAGATGAACCCTGTAAACTGCTTCCAAGGGATCTCCTTCTGAAGAGTCCAGTCGATGGTGTGAACTAGAACAAACTGATTACTTGCGGCGTGCTTAATAACATCGTCGTACTTTTGGTTGCTAGCACGGCGCAAGATACCCGCATGAGAGAGGTGAGTCTCAAGTTGGTCGATGAGCTTTTGAGCACTCTCTTCACCTTGGATAATTTGACCTTTGAGCGTCCACCGTGCGTCGGTGAGCTTCTCAGTGGTCGTATGTGCCCACGGGTTACGACCCTCGTTTTGGCAGGCAATCTCATAGGTGTTAGCGTAGATCATCTCCATAACTTCGTACTTGCCAGCGTAGCCATGCGTCTTAGAAAGCTTTAAGATCTCTTTCCAGTCGTCGCTAGCTTTGACAGCGAACCAAATGTCATGGTTTGTGGTTGGGCAATGGATAGGCGGCTGGTAACGTTTTGCTGCCGTAACTTCTTCGTCGCCAAAGACAGGCTCGGTATTCTTATCGCCGAAGTCTTCCATCGCCGAAAGGTTATGTTGCTCAGCGAACTCCATAAGCTTCGCACGGCGAGCATCTACGTCGAGGTCTAACCATTCCGTTAAGTCAGCTCGTTCGACCTTGCTGACAAACTCGTCAAGCTCTTTGCCGGGACCGACTACAATGATTGGCTTTCTGTTTTCGAACTTCACCGTGCGTAAGATCGTATCGACAGCGCTTGGGGCGTCGAAGGCAGGGTCGATCACGCAAAGAAGATCTTTCTTCTCTGCCTTAGGATCAAACAAAAAGAGTTGGTATTTTATTCCGATCACGTTTCACCTCTAGGGCACAGGCACCATAATGTGTTTTAAAAAACTCGCTATAAGTAAAATTTCTTTTCAACACTCAACAACGATTTCATAGCGACTAGTTACGAGAGCTAAAGTATGGGATGGGTTAAGGCTTGCTTTCGCCTCTTCGGGCTTTTTTTTATTCGGAGGGATCACTACGTTGTGGTCCTTAACCAAATAATCTGCCGCTTTTTTACACCATCTTGCATCATCTAAAGCGTTGTGGGCACCCTTCTTATCTTGATCCGGCAAGCGCTTGATACCTAGCTCCTCCATCTTCTGTTTTACGTCCCATGAATACTTAGGGAAGTGCGACGGAAGATCCGACATTGCTCCGAAAATGATGCACAACACTACATGGTCATAACTTGCCACATAGGCGATGAACCTTGGTAAATCACCACCAATAAAATCTAAAAGCTCTTTCTTGATCTCAACTAGAGTCTTGCGGGACTCTTTAGGTCCGAGCTTTGGAAGCACTTCTTTTTTTACGAAGTCGTTGCAGGTCGATTCGTCGAACTCGCTGCTTTCGGCGTAGAACTCCCTACCGTCGTCCGTTACGATACCTATCGAGATCAACTGAATGACTTCGCCGTTAGCGTTGAACTCTGTATCGTAATAGAGGTTTAGGGATTTCATTGCGGTTTGTCCTTTGGCTTAAGCACGAAGTATTTCAAGCGGCTAGAGCCAGAGGTCGGAGAGTAACTCCTAATTTCGAGGTCCATCGTGCCGTTTAGAAAACTGTCGGATATAGGTAAGTCGAAAGTCATCGGGAGGACGCTTTCAGTTTCAGGCTGATTTGGAATCTTCTTGTAGAGCTTCAACGGCTGACCACTAGACCATTTGATCTTGTAGTTACCTGCGGTTGTGATGTCGCTCGAAAGATAAGGGGTCAGATCAAAAGCTGGATCTGAACTGTAGGAGCTGTCTAAAAAGCCGCCGTCTACTCGTAGGAGGAAACCCCCACCTGTGAACTTAAGAGCCCAAGAGAAAGGCTGCCCGACGACTTCTTGCTCACTTTCAATGCGGAGGTAGGCTTCTCCAAATTGGAATTTGCTACCACCAAAGCCGCTGACCGTCAGAAGGTCCGCCGTGTTCACTGCGTTTGTTGGAATGTAGCTGTGTGGCGATTGGTACTGTGAAGCCATTGCACCAAAGAGCGTTACATATTGCTCGTCGGCTTTAGGACTCGTTTGATTCCATAGGATTTTTACCGAGCCTGCATCGACGCCGACGTTAAGCCGTAAGACGATGGGACCGCTCAACGTATACACGGGAGAGAGCGCCAAGCCGGTAGCGCTCTTGAGCTGAATCGTACCTGGAGAATTTGTCCGCGCTGGAATTGCTATTACTTGAAACGTATGAAAAGCAGGCACAACCTCTGTCGATATCGTGACGGGGGCTTGGTTCGAAAAGTCTACGAAGCCAGGACGTGGGTACCAATGCACTTCTACGTGTGGGATCTTAACGGTATCGTCGGGATTTACCTTCGTCCTTATGAGGTTGTCGGGATCACTCAAAGTGATATTCCAACCTTGAGGGAAGAGGTCTAGCTGCGACGGCGGTATGTAAGTTAAGGCGAAGTCGGAGTTAGGTAGAACGTTAGTGTAACCACCTTCGAGACGTGTCGTTGCATTGACTTTGTACGGTGCTGCGTTTACGGCTGACTGAAGGATCTTCGAGTCAAGGGCTCGACCTGCGACACCACCTTGATACGAAAGGAGGCTGCCCGAAAGACCTGTTCCGAAGCTGAGGGGATTTGCTTTAGCGAAGTTGAGGTCGAACCAAAACGGCGGCAGATCCGGCTGTTTCATTTCGTCAGGTTTATACAGTGAGTGAGCAGGATACTCGACAGCATCCGGCTTCTCGATGGTCTCAGTCTTTTGCTCGGCGAGCTTCTCTTCGTTACGGTACTCTTGACGGACCTGCTTCAGGCTCGTGTCGAACTTCGTAAGGTCGGGGAAGGTAACCGTCACCGATTCCGGCAACGGATACCATCCCGTAAAGTAAACTTTAGCTTCGCCGTCTACAATTTGCTCGGCGTCGATGTCGAACTTGGCTTGGAACTGTATCTGTGGAAAGGCATCAACAAGATAACGACCTACTTGAACCGGTGATTCAGGCAGGCTTAGAAGCGTGTCCGCTTGCTCGGTGAGCAAGCGGACAAGGATCTTTGCTGTATCTTGAATGTATTCGACAGCAACTCGCACCGTCCATCCTTAGTTCTTTTCTGGTACCGTCAAATAGCACGGGACTAACATCAGTTCGGCAATTTTTGCCTTAATTTCTTGTTTGGTGCTAGCGTCCCACACACCAGTCGTTTTGTAAACGACATTCATGTGACAATCAATAAGGTAAGCACTTGGAAATCCAGTCGTTCCTAGTTGGTTGGTAAGGACTCTAGAGTCGTCTTTTAGAACTGGATGGACCGGCGAATGCCTAGAGATCCATTGTTCGTATTGGCGGTCAGTACGGTCAATACCTACGTCGAGAAACTGAACTTGTCCGTATTGGGCGTATTCCGCTTGCATCGCATGGACGTTCGGAGCGTTGTCGTTGCAGTAAGGGCAGTTGATGAAGTAGTTTTCAACGACGAAGATGCCGTTGATGAAGTCAGCCGAACGGTAGATCGTGCCTGAAGCGTTCATATTAGGCAGCTCGAAAGGCTGCACCGTCTGTGCGGATACCTCGGAATGGTCGTCGCAAGCACCGTCAGCAGGGCAAGCTTCACCTTCGCATTGGCAATCTTCACACTGACAGTCGTCGCCGCAGCAACCTGCATCACAAGCACCATCAGCACAGTCACAGTTGTCGCCGCACTGGCAGTCGTCCCCACAAGGGCAATTGTCACCGCAGTCCGTACATGCTCCGCCATCTTCATGGTCGTGGCAGCACGCCTTCGCTTCCTCTTTCTTATCATCTTTGTCGTCGCCGCAGCCCGTGAAAGCCGTAAGTGCCAACACCGACATCATCGCCATTAGAAATCTTCTCATCATAACCTCCTCGTTGTTTCGTCCGTGAAACCTAGATTTTTGAGATCGCTCGCCACTTCTTGCATCTTCTTATGAACACCTTTCAAAACGTCCTGTTTTGAAATGAGTGCATCTACTACGGTAAAAAATCTGTTGAGCTGTTCCGACGTAACACTTTCACGTAATGAACCGTCTCGGTAAAGCCTTTGCACGGTTTTCTTTGCTGCGGGGAGGAGGGATATGAACTGCAAATAAAAACTAATGACGCCAGATGGAGATCTGGTTTGGGCGGTGGAGCTGTGCATGTTTGACAGCTTAAACAGAAGCTTTGTGTCTTTGCCGTTCTCTTTGAACTCTTCGATGAGATCTTTGATGGCAGCAGCAAGAAAGTCGGCGTTCTCTACAAGACCCTTACCTACTTTTTCAGTAAAGGTTTTAGTGCCTCGTTTGACGCCCGTCTTAGCTTGGCGTCCCCGTGGGTGAATAGCTTCAACTTTCAAAATATAACTCATTTTAAGTCGTACCCGTACATCGTCGCTAGCTCTTTATGCCTGCGGTCGATTACGTCCCAATTAAGATCGTGCCAGAACTGAGTCAGGTATTCATGGAACTGGATGCCGTAGTCAGTGATATAAGAATGCTCCCAACAGTCGATGACGAGAAGCGGCGTAATGCCCAAAGGAACGTTCTCGTCGTGGCTCTTAATAGGAAAGGCTACGAAGGTCTTAAGAGTATGACTCCAACCCCAAACAACCCATCCGTGCGGGCTAGCTGCGTGGGCGAACTCACCGAGCCAGTCCTGAAACGTAGACAGGTCAGATTCACGACGGGCTAAGATCTCTTCTAGGAGCGGAGCCTTCGTGTCTTCTTTGGTATCTTCAAGCTGCTCGAACCAAAGCTCGTGGAGCAAAATAGCGTTGTGCAAAAAAGACCTCTCAAAAGGGGTCTCTTTTTCCTCTTGGTTTTCTTTGAAGTCTTCGAGCTGACCTAAACGGTTCTTGTAATTTTCAAGAAGCGTTAGGTGAGTTTCGGCAGTCTCTTTAGTGTGTAGTCTCATCAAATCCTCTAGGAGGAGTAAAGTTCGTGTAACAGATGCTTTCGCAGGCGCTTGAGTAGACTCTCCTACAGTTAGTCAGTGAAACACCTCTGGCAACGTCAAGATTGTTGCTGGAAGTTTTGAAGCCCCCAACACGGTTAGGACCGCCTGTGCGACCGGCTAAACAACTGTATCTGTACGGGTTCTCTTCGTAGCACTGAATCACCTCACAGCTTCCATGTTCGTCGTTACACTGGCTCCGTGCGCTGTTCTTGGATGCTTCGAGGGTGTCCCCCCGACGCAAGACGGTGGCAGCGTCGATATGGCTCTTAGCAAAGCAGTAAAATCCGCAAACGGCGGTTTCCTCAACCACACCTTGTTTTCCTAATGCGATCTTTGGACTAGTTAAAAACATTAAAACAATTGAAAGGGTAATTCTAAAAAACATAATAAAACTCCTCGTATTCTTCACACTGCGAATTATTATTTTTGGACTATGGTCACATCCCAAGTGTCAACATCGGCTGCTGTGTCGCCAGACAGCCCGCCGTTACCGATCATTTCTTCAAGGCTCTTCTTTACCAAGCTCTCTAAGTTGTCGAGAGACTCACCGAGCAAGTCGTAAACAACTTCAAGAGTGACAACTAGTCTGCGTTTATCGTCGGCACGGACTTCGTATTTCTTGGAAAGTTTATCTAGTATCTAGTATCTTCACCGGTTCTCCTTAATATGCAGGTAATCCGATACCAAGAAGAGCAGCTAAAGTGGTGCTCATCAACACGGCATGAACTTCATCTTTGATGTAAAGGTTGAGAGAGACCGGCTGCTTTGCGTGCCGATGGATCGTAAAGATAGGGTGTAAGGCTTGCGTGACATAGCTCAACGAAACCTTCTCACCGACCTCCCCTAGTGGAAAGGTCACTTCACCGGCAGCTCCATCAACTAACGTTGGAACAATCGTATTTGGTTCAACCGCTAGACTTGCATCTTCAAACGGTACGCCCAAACTTACGAGACCGCCAACGCCTACGGCGGTTACGGTCATGCGGCGTTCTTGTTCTGGTCCGATGCGAGACAGCAGGCGACCGAAGCGGTCTTCCGGGACTAGGAAGTCGTCGGTGAGTCGTGTTTCTTTAATGAAGGGGACCACACCGGGGAAGGCAGTCTTCGCGCTCTCGAAGTAGTCGGAACCTATGAGGACACCTTTGAGGATGTTTTGCTGCTGAAGCCGTCCGCCGTTCTTTTTTTGTGCTTTGTCCACAACGGCGAGCGAAAGCATGTTGTGGATCTGATCCGCTTTGAGCGTATCGAGAGCACGCATAAGACCGTTGTTGTTAAGCTCGCTGGTACGGATGACACGAGTTACGTTGAACTTCGTGAACATGCCGGAAGCACTTGCGACGGGTATTTGTTTCATTGTCAACTTTCCTCAGTTCATGCAGGAGGTGTTACAACCTGGCGATATTTTCTATGAAGTTTGCCACCATTGAAGATCGGGGGATTACTGTTAAACACAACAAAGGAAGCACCCCAACCCGTAATCATGTTTGGTGTGTCGGCACTCTCCGTCCACTGCACACCTTCCTGCGAGAAAAACCCTTCGAGATGGATCTCTGGAAATAAATTAGATGAATAATCAATAACTACATAATTAGGACGACCCGCACTGTATGTGTTCGTCTTATTAAGAATCTCAATAAAGTCATAGAGGTTTCCAATACCTTGAGGCATTCGGATTTTTTGCTGCTGGAGAGGGTCAGTTTCGGTGGCGTTTACCTTGATTAAACCCGTCTGAAACGTAAAGTTAATGACAGGTTGGTCGATCTTTTGGGTCGCCTGCGAGCCAATACCAATGGAACGCCATTCGTGGTGAACAGCTCCGCCATTGATTTGCTCAATCGACGTTCTAGTAGCAATACGCCACTGCGTCTCAGAGGGGTTGATCCAAAAGATGATGGGGTTTGCGGGATCTGACAACGTGTGCATACGCATCGGAGCATGGTGAGCAGCTTTACCTCGGTAACTTTTATCGTAAGAATAGTTGTTACCTGAAGAGTTAGGGAGACGGTCGGTGTCCCTATTCTGCTGCGCTGCTTTGGTTACGTTAAGTACATTGTTGTCAGCCACGCTTTAAAAACCCCACCACTTAAAAGGTTATTCGTAGTCCGGCTCGTAGTTAGCACCTGGAGCCTTCGTAGAAGCCGCAGTTGTAACTGTAACAGGTGCAGCCTTGAACTTACCAGCACTCAAATTTGCCGAAGCAAACTCTTTAGCTTCCTTTGGAAACTGAGCAGCTAGAATAAACTCAAGGTCGATTTTGCTAAGCTCTCTTTCGTGAATGGTCAACTCGTGCATGACCGCTTCGCCGTCAAGTTCGCCTACGACCACACGGCTTTCAAGACCACGCATTTTCGGGTGAAGCTCGATTTGGTTGTAGTCAATGGAAGGGTTCTGAAGCGAAATGCCCGACATCAGACCTTGGGAGTGAGCTGCTGAGTCGATCAAAGCTTGACCGGCTTCGCCCTTCACGGCTCCCTTCGAGAACTCGGAGGTCATCAAACGTTGGTATTCTTTACGTCCACGTTCCGACGACAAGATCGACATAGCTTCTTCTTGCGTAAGGACTTTAAGGAGACCTTTACGAATGAAGTTACGAACCTGAAGGCTTTGAGCAAACACCTCACGAGGTACCATGTCGGTTAGACAATACGGCACGAAGGTACGGTGGAACTCCAAGTTGTAGGGCTTGCCGGAGACGGGATCTTGGATCGTAAGAAGGAGAAGACTTAGTGGCTCCGAGTTGTTAAGGACCCAAATTGGTTGGTCCCCACGGAGAAGCTCATCGAGGCTGCTGTGGTTGCCGTAAAGCGTTGCGTGCTTGTACAAGCCTGGGTTTGACATCTGTTTCATTGATTACTCCTAATAGATGGATAAAAGCTCCCCAACACCGTGTTGAAGAGCGGGGATCTCAAGTTAATCTGTGCTGGAGGAGACTTTTTGCTTAGATGGTGGGAGCTTGTTGCATGAACTTCGTGCAGATTTCGGCTAGCATCATAAGCTTTTCACGGCTCATGCCCTTGAGAAGAATAGGGGAAAACATCTCAAAATTCTTGCCGCCATTCATGTTGAGCTTCTTGAAAGCATCGTTGGCTTCTAGGGCTTGTGTCTGCCAACCTGCGACAAACGCATGGAGCGAATGAGCGAGCGTTTTTAACTCGTCGGCGTTCAACCCGGTTTGAAGCTGCGTTACCCAATTCATCGGGTGAGACGCACCAGGACGAAGGTCAGATGCGTTTGGACCGTCCGACGCTTGGACTTTGCGAGCTTCAACAAGTTCTTTGATGGTGAACGTCTTCATTGGTTAGTCCTTCGTTTCATCTTTTTTGGAACACTTAGCGCAATCGCAATCACAGTCTTTTTCTTCGTGGGCTTCGTAGCCACCGTTTCGGGGTTCTACGTTTCCTAAGTCACGAGGCTCAAGGAAGAAGTCTCTAGGATCTTCGGTGTCTCTCAGAGCTACGACTTGGTACTTGGCAGTAATGCGGTGCTTGATGTTCATAATAAAGAATCTTTCCCCGGTCTTTAGTTCTTTATAGCTCGGATTCAAGGTAGAGCGTGGGGTTTGTCACGTTACCTCGGACCATGGCTGCTTCTCCCCCTACTGCACCGGACGCTACGTTGAAGTTGAGCCCTACGATTTGAGGTCCGGCTTGATCTAGAGTGACGCTGGTTACGGCGAGAGAAGTTCCGTTGGTGTTTAAAACCACGAAATCTCCAGGGGTAGCTGAAAGAGACTGAGGAGAACTACGCATGGGGACAGGCAGATGTAAAGCCACTCCCGTAATGGTCGCACTGAACATTTTACCTGAGCCGATGTAGCTCTGTGAGCCCGCTTGAGCGTTCCAATAAGGGTTAAAGCAGTAGCGTTGAGCAAGACTAAGTTCGCCGCCGTAGGTGTCTGCTGCACGGCGGTACGTATTCTGATTGAAATCTGTCGTAAGCATGATCTGCGAGAGGTAAAAGGTGGCATTTAAGGTCTGAAAAAGCTGAGTTTGGTTTGAGGTGACAATGGCAGAGCTTTGCCAAACGTTAGGAGTAGCCGGGGTTGCCGTACTTCCCGTGTTCCAAAAGATGACCAAACCCGCTGCGGAGTCGAAGCCGTAACTAGCGTCAACATTGTCGAGCACTACGTCTATCTTCTTATTTTCCCAAGTATTGGCAGAGTTGATAGTATATTCAACGATGTAGCACCGTGTTGAGGCTAGGTTCGAAAAGGCAATGGTGTATGTGCCCGCAATGGACGACTTTACCCAAAAAGACAGACGTACTGGCTTTGAGTGAAATCTTGAGTAGTTGTATCCCTCCATGATTGATGATGCCGTTAGCGCCTTGGTCGGTACTGATCGTGCCTAATGACACCCAATGAGAAGATGTAGTAGGACCGCTTTGCGCTGGCAAAAACTGCCCTGACGTTCCTCCGGCGAGAATCCGAACGCTTGTCCCGTCAGCGGCTTTAAGCGAAAGGTTCGCCGTACCATAGTTGTATATGGAGACAATCGTATTGAGAGTGTACGTAGCCGGAAGTGTGTAGTTTGTGTCAGTCAAAGGACTGAAAGAAAGTACGTCGGGAGTTCCACCGCTGAACTGAGGCGAGCTTCCAATTGCTTCAGGGATTAAAGCCATTACGTGGTCTCCTTTTTGCGGCTAACCTTTGCAACGAAAGCCGTAGTTTCCTTTGATGTGTCTTCTATGATGCGCTTGAGATGAGGTAATAGGCTTGGAATGCCGAAGTGCAACGGGGTTGGCAGCGTTTCCAGCGTACACCACACAAATTTAGTGTGTTCCCAATTGATATCTGGTTTAAATTCCTTAGGAACTATGGCGGCGAAGCTGTGGTACTCAAGCGTCGAGCTGCGGTAGACATTCAAAGGTATGAGCTTCATAGCACTTGTGTAGCCTGCTTCTTCCTGAGCTTCTCTCGCAACAGTGTCTTGAGGTGCTTCGTCGGGGTCCATCTCACCGCCCCAAGACGACCACGTTCCTGAGTCTTGGCAGTAACGGCTTCGCAAGCCTAAGCAAATCCTGCCAGTATCTTCGGCAAGGAATATGCAACCGGCTCCACGAAACTTCGTCATAGACAATTCCCTTAACTGGTCTAGAATTTAAAGCTCAGGTTTTTAATCTTAAAGGAGGTGACTTTGAAGAAGATTTTTGTGTTCAATAAGGACGAAAATTACGAGGCGTTGCTTTACGAAAGTGGACCGAGCCTCTATACGGCAGCTAAAGACTTCGCCGACGTATTGAGAAACTACGTCAAGTACGACAATACGTTGTCAGGCGAGCAAAGGCACTTCGCTGAACTTCTCAAGGAAAAGTTTTACGAACACTACGGCGACGTTTTGCAGCGGATTGAAGACGAAGGTTAAGCAGGCTCGTAAAAGCCTTCAGCCGCTATCGTTCTGTCTACCGCACCGCTGTTGTCAGAAGCTAGTGCGTCGAAACCTGCGGCGTTGTTTTGCGCTCCGGCGATGATGAAATATGTCGTCGTGCTTTTAATTTCACCAGCGCAATGGGTTTTGCTCGTGCCGTAGTTGATGTTTGAAGGTGCGACGTGAGCCCAATACCTTGCACCCGACTTAACGGTACGGGGAAGACCCTCTACCCTAAGAGCACCTGCGGGAGCACCTGTTGTGTTGTTCCAGCGGACTGACATCGCAAAAAAGATACTGTTATTGATTCGTTCCCAACGTCCGAACTGTTCGATGTAGGTGACCGTTGTAAAGGTCGTGGTGCCCATAATAGTAGGAGTAAACGAACCACGCTCCACTACATATTCAACCCACCAATGGGTGGCTAATGTTGGCGAATCTTGCAAAGCTCTTATGATAACCCCACCGGTTTTAATCGTAGCCAGTAAGTTACAGTTGTTAGTAGCGTTTAGGACTTGACCGCCGCTCGCTGCTAGAATCAGATCAGATGTTCCCCTGTTTACAAAGGAGAACATTTGACCTGCTTTAACCGTTTTTCCGTCGTTATCGGTGGAGGGCAACGTGATCGTCCGGTTTGTGGCGACGTTGTAGTACAAGACGCCGTTCTCAGTTGAGAGGAGCGTGGCGTCGGCATCAGCCTTAAAGGTGGCTTTTTGGCTCGCACCCGTGAATCCATCTGGAAACTGAGATGGTGAGCCGGTCAAACCTGGAATGAAACTCATAAGGGGGAGCCTCTATTTGTGCGTCAATCACATAGTTGAAAATACAAATGTGTAGACAGCATCGTTTTGTTAGTATCACCAACGAAACCTGGGATAACACCTAAACCAGTAAAACCATCGGGGAATTGAGCAGCAGAGTTTGAAGCACCAGGAATGAATGACATTATATCCCCTCAGAGTTGATATTACTAGGTAATTTTAAATCTCTTCATGGCAAGTTTCGCCCACTACATTATAGATAGTAGAGTCCCATTACTTGGAAATCTGTTGATCCTGTGGCAATTGACTGAAAATAAACAACTCCGCTTGTGACGTTACCTGTAGCATCGAAAAGTGACGATGACTGTGCAGTGGACGGGTATAAAACTGTTGCCGTCCCAAATACCATGTCAGTGCCGTTTGTTTGATTCACCGGGTATGTAAATTGGAAGTTTGTTACCGTCGTCGCTGCGGTCACGGATAAGCCGAGCACCCTAAACGAGAACGAAACCTTATTGTTTAAGATCTCATATTTACCAACACTAACAACAGCCGTACCTGTCAGGTTTGTCAAGGTTGAGATAGTAGGAGTCCACACACCTTCTACGTATCTAGTTAAAACCGAGCCGCTATTCAACATAATACCAGCAAAGCCGTTGGTATTAGTGAAGGTGTTAGGCTGGTCCAAGACAGGGCTCTTCACCAACGAGTCAACGATTGTGCCGTCACCCGAAAGCGTACCCGCACCTGTGACTCCACCTGCGGCAACAAGCGTACCTCCTGAGGAGACGTTGTAGGTTTGACCACTTGGAATATCTAGTTGTGGGTGCCATGCGGTGTTACCGGGCTGTACCGTATAAGTTAGAGCGTCAAGCGTGTTTTTTGTTACGACCGAAGGGCTGTTAGGAACTACAACCGCAGAGTCGCCGCAAGTAGCGATGATCCGACCACGGTTTGAGGCACTAAATGTGTAGCTGCTTAAGTCAAAGATCAACTGTGAGCTAGTAGCTGAGAAAATACCTTGGGTATTCTGCGGCTCAAACTCGTTGGTGGCAACTTCGTAAAGGAACGTATAGTTCGTAGGAATATCGGAAAGCTGATGCGTCACAGGGCTTGTCGGAGATGCCGAGAAGTAGCCTGAGTCGTAGCGTTTTACCGATACGGCAGTGCCGCTGATACCGTCGTCTTTAAGCGTCAGCTCAATTTGCTCCGTAGGGAGATAATTGCTGAAGTCGGCGAAAAGAGCGTTGGTGTCGCTTTTGTTAAAGATCCAACCATCAGCTAAAGGACCTGCCGTCGCCGTTCTATAAAGAGATCCGCTCCAGTCTTGGCTCTCAGAGAGAGTGTTGGTGTTGTGGTCGATCCGAGTTGTGTAAAGCTTTCTGAGATCTAGCGTGGTCGCACTTCCGCTTAGGAAGAAATACGGTCCAACTTGACCGGTCAAAAAGCCGCTGCCATTGCTACCAATTGTAAAGCGACGGTTGCCGGAGGTAGCAGGGAAAAGGTTACCTGCTGCTACGTGAGTAATTTCAAGAGATCCATCGACAAATAGGTCGAAAGTATTCGAAGAAGCTGTGTACCTTAGCGCAAAGAAATGCCAGGTGTTGTCAACAAAACTAGGAGTGTAGGTGGTAGACGTTTGTGCCGAACCGTCAGTAGAGCTGAAAATAGAAATGCTTCCGGTTGTCTCAACCCGTACTTGGAACGAACGTTCGCTTACGTCAAATCTCCACTGACCGAAAAGTGACATCGTAGTTGCGGGAGTCCAGTCTGGAAGGCGGAACCATCCACCGCAAGCGAAGTCGGTATCACCTGGGTTAAAAAGAGCCGCTGTGCTTCTTAGATCCTGCGAAGAGGCAGTTGTAAAGCTCGGAGCATTAGAGCCGCCGAAGATAGTTTGTCCGGTTAAAGGGGTAGCGTTTGTGTTCGTGAAGTCTCTGGCGTTAGCTGAGCCGTCAGTGATAGATCCGGCAAAATTCCACCACGAGATGTTTGCCGCCGAAAGAGCAGAGGAGAACGAGGTGCTTGCGAAGTTATGACCGGCTGCGCTTTGACCCGCAGTGCCTACGTCGCCGACCTCTCTTCGTGAGAGCCTGTAGACTACGGGACTGATCGTAGCAGGTGCCGTATCGTGGCTTCTGATCGAGTAAGGCGTGACTACGGCAGCCGTCCAAGTCGCACCCACGGTGCGGATCGAAGCAAGGGCTAGGTAGCGACCACGGTTTACGTTTTCCGGCAAAGTCGTGAGGACTTTGAAACTCGTCGCCGTAACCGGGAATACCTTTCGACCGGTGTCGGTCTGAGTAATCGCCGAGTCAGCCGAGAGGGTTGCTAGGTCAATATAAAGGTAGTAGTTGGTCGTCGCAGCAGGTGAGGCACCTAAGGCGGTCGTCAAGCTTACCGTAAGGTTAGCGTTGGAGCCGAAGGTAGCCGACGTTGACCCCGAGCCGGAGTAAGTCGCTATCTCCCGCTGCTCGCTTAGTTGGCGGTATCCACCCACTACAGTAGCGTTCGGGTTGGTGATACTCAGAATCGTAAAACCAGTCAGTTCGTTGATGTCTGCCGCTGTACGCTTTAGACGATTGGCGGAGTTGAAACTTAAAATTTTATCTGGCATGGTTTTCCCTACTAACTAGAAGTGTTCGTAACAAAATCTTGCCTTTGGCATGTAATCTCAAAAGCTCAAGGAGCAAGGGATGTGCTGCCGGGGTCTGCTAGCACAATTGACCTTCGTTTCATGCTCAAATAATCTGCGAGTTGAATTGAAAGAAGCATGATTCAGAAATAGGGGTATTGACATCCTCCCCACGGCTAAAGCAGGGGGTTTTACGCTGGGTCTTGATAAAAAAAGAGGCAGGTTTCCCTGCCTCTTCTCTTTTAAGCTCAGTAAGCTTAGGCGATGCGCTGACCACGGACAACAGCGCGGCTGTTGACGATGGCGTGAGCAACTTGCGACTCAAAGAACCAGCCGCGTGTCGGCTGACCGATGACGGCACCAACGGTGCTCTCAACGGTGAGTGGCTTGCGCTCCATGAGCACGCCGAGGGCTTTCGGGGTACCAAGGAAGTAAACTTCGCCTGGGTTAAGAACTTGGAGGTTTTCTTCACGGAAACCGTCCGTAAGAAGCTGGATACCGAAGAAGGAACCGAGGTTACCTTCCATGATGATCTGATGCTTCGATACTGGATCGTAATAACTTGCGAACTCAGAGTCCGTAAGGAAGTCGTTCCAGAGGTCAACGGAGAGCAAACAGTGAGCTACAGGGATCGTCCAACGAGCGATCTGTGTACGCATCGCTTGGAACACCGAAGGGGTGAAAGCGTTGAAGAACACGAGTTCGTTGTAGGTTGCCGCTGCGGCGTCAAGAAGAACCTTGGTACGCTTGTCTTCTTCACGAAGAACTTGCTCAAGACCGTCATTGTACTTGTGCTCAAGAAGGTCGGTGTCCGCCATCTCAAGTTCCAAGTTGTCAATCACGATGCGTGCAAGAATGTAAGCGTCTGGCGGATGCACGTAGCTCTGACGAACCGACGTAGCAACGACCGTTGGGTTGGTGTTGGCGATGTAGTACGCGATCACGTCTTTTTTACGGACGGCGATACGAGCAATGTCACCACGCTTCAAAGGTTTGAAGCCGAGAATCTTACGTGTGAAGCCTTCGCGACCAAGTGCTTCGTAGATCTCTTCAGCTACGGTTTCGCCGAGAGCTGCCCACTTTTGTCCACTCTTGTCTTCAAGAGCTTCGACGAGAGTGTTGTGACGCTCTGCGGTGATTTCACGGCGAGCTTCGAGTGACAACACTTCGTCGTCATTACGAGCGATTTCGCCGCTGCGGATGCCGTCTGCAAGAACGGCGATGTTACGGATAAGGTCAGCTTTGTCGTTAGCGTTGATGTCACCGCTAGCTCCGACAAGGCGTTCCGAGCGTCCCTTTGCACGGTATTCCGTGGCTGGGAGCTTCTGACGGAAAGATGCCGTCACTCTGCCTTTGTTGATACGCATTTAGAACTCCTAGATGTGTTTTTATAGAAACCCGAACGTCGAAGACGACTTGTCTTCAACTTAGTTTTTGTCCGCTTCTCGCTGGGGTAGGTGTTTTTCAACCTTAATTATTTGGGTTTCAAAGCCATCTAGGATTTGATTTTTAATTAGCGAGTGGAGAAGCATCCAACTCAAGAGAACTGATATAATTACTTTACGCACATAATCTTATTACGAAGAATTTTTTTGGAGGAATGTCGGGAGGGTATGAAAAAAGCGACCAGTTGGTCGCCTTTATTAGAAGAGAAGAACCGATACTTCAGTCTACGGGAACCGCCACATTTACACGGGGAGAGTTCGTGTAGCAAAGCCATGAACACGCACCCAAGCCGTTATTTCGCTCGCAGTCGTAGACAACACGACGAGCCGCTTGGTCAACATTGTTGCTTTGGATTCGATAGCCACCGGGTCTCAGCTCGTTGTATCCTCGGCGGGCAGCATGACAGCTAAAGCGGTAGAGCGACTCTTCCCAACATTGGACTACTTCGCAGCGAGCGTAACGGTCAGAGCAAGCAATGCGAGCTTTGCCCTTCGCTTCTTCTACGGTTACACCTGAACGGTTAAACACTTCGCTGCTATAAGGTGACCGAGCCGAACACCAAAAGACACTTTGAGCTTCGGCTATTGTAGCAATGAACATCCCTACGATAAGAACTGCTAATTTCATACTGCACCCCTTTCAAAGTTTATAATTGAGTCCGATCAACGGCACGTCGAACAAGAACCCAAATCTTCTTCATCTTCTTCAGCCATAGCTTTCTCAGCAAGTGACTTAGCAAGAATGGACTGATCCGTAAGAGATAGTGTTTTGCTTTTGTCTTGAGCGTTCTGTAAACGCTTGACGTAGCGAGCTTTGATAGCTTCTTTGTTCTCTTCGATCTTGGTTAAGGGGTAGTCCTTTATCCAAGTGTAGCCAGCCTTTTCAAAAGACTTGGCGTGTTCAAAAAGATCTGGGTGCTTTTCAAGTAGCCCTACCCACTCTACCCGACGCTGGAAATAGCAGTTACCTGTCGCCAAAACCTTACCTTTACTGCGGATGAGGAAAGCACTAGTTGGGACCGTAACGCAGTAAACGTTGCCTTCGAACAGCACTCGTCCGTGGTGGTTACGCTCAGATACCATCGTGTAGTTTTTCGAGGTCTGAATATTCACGGCATGGACGGGCTTATGCTCTTCACCTGACTTCTTCACGCCGTTACTACGGCTAAAGCGGGAGCCTATGTAACCCGTTACGTGTGCAGCAGCTTGAATTACTTCTGCGTTGTTCAAAGAGGTCGTCAAATAGGTGTAGCTACCCTCTTTGGTCACGTTTTGACTGTCCCAATATTTCAACTCGTCTAAGAGCACTTCCCTACAACGGCTAGAAAGACCTAGCACGTCCTGCGTCCATTCTTTGTTTTGAATGTCGAAATAGCTATGTTCGTTCCAATAGCCGAGATCCACCGAGAGCCGAGCTTTAGCGGTCGGACCTGGCTTAAGGGCTCGAAGCTCGACGTTCGCTCTGTCGGCTAGGTCAAGCAACCTGTCTATCTTGCGCTGCTTGGAAAAACTCAAATAAGCCCTCCGACCCGAAATCCAGCCGTCTGCTTGGATGGCTACCGCTAGACGAATAAGATCTTCGTTGAACTCTCGTCCGTCGTTGTTTTCGAGACGACCGCTGACAGGCGTGAAGAACTGAAGCGGCAACTCTTCCGCCGTAGAAAATTCCCACGGTCCTGCGAGCTTTCTTTTGTTTTTCTGAATCCAACGGTGGTCAGGTGTCGTAATGAGATCCACAAGACGACTGCGGACATGGATCATTTCCCCAGAGTATGAAAGCTTATGAAGCTTAGAAGGTACTACAAAACTTACAGTCTCCTTTGCAGGATCGTACTGAAGTACCTCACCTTTACCATCATATTGGTCAAATCGTACCCAGCCATGGTTGCGTACAAAGACTTCTACGTCGCCTTGAACACAGTAGGTGCAACCTGACCGGGTACGCCACTCGTAGTAGCTAGGAAGCCCAATTTCGTCCCCTACAAGCTTGAAGACGGCAGCTAGGTCCATACCCTCGTCGGCGAGCGGCATGACTGTAAAAACCTTCAGGGCGTATTGTCCGCACGGCACATACCCAGTCCGAGTAGGCTCGTCCGCCCTTATCCCCACAAGGTTGAAGACCACATCGTGGGTCGCAGCTAGACCGTCCATGTAGTCACGGAAAGGAACGATTTTTGACATGCGGGTGCAGTAGCGCGAGCGCGGAGAGGGCAAGAAACCGTTGAATTTGATCTTGATGATGTCCTCTAAGGGACCTAATTTACTCATCAAATGAGTGATTTTGCGACCGAAGAAGGTCTCTAGTTTGGCGAGGTATTCGTAGGTCTCAGGGAGTTCGGAACCGGTGTCAGCGAAGACGAAATGCACGCTTTCTAGCAGTTCTGGGTAGACATTTTTGAATAAAAGACCTACAGCGGTGCTGTCTTTCCCTGCGGAAAGACCGATGACGATGGCGACTTTCTTATTTTCAGCGAGGGCTTCATTGATGAGACGACGCCAAGAAGGAATATGCTCCTGGGTAAGTGGCGATACCGTGGTGGGGTCCGCCTGAGGTAGTTGACTGGTCATTTGTCGATAATAGGCTTTCTCCCCAGGCACTTAGGGCAGCTAAGAGTTCTTTTTACTAAAGTTTTTCCGAGTTTGGACGATAAGAAAGAGTAACAACTAACAGGAGCTACTGCCAATGAAAAAAGCAAGCACCAGCAAAAAAGCCGCAGCTAAGTCGTCCACCGCCAAGTTTCGTCGCCGTCCGATGAAAGACTGGCATGATGTCGCCATGCTTAAGGGCGAAAGAAACCGAGGTATCTCTGTAGCTGAGCTGATGAAAAAATACGGGATCAAGTCAGCGACCACCGTCTACAGCATCATCAAGGGCACGCTTCAACCCAATGTGGGAGCTGCGACTTACGACGAGAAAAACCGTAAGTGGAAGTTTGGCGCTGCGAAGCCGACCGAGAAGAAAGCTAAAGCGCTGAAAGCCAAAACAAAGAAAGCGCCTAAAGCCAAGAAAGCACCGAAGGCTGCCGCTGCTCCTAAGAAGAAGAAGAAGAAGAAGAAGTCCACCGCCAAGCGCAACCGGAAGGTGAAGACTTTGAGCAAAGCTGTTGATGCCCACGCGAAAGCTGCTTGA